GAGGGCGCGCAAGAACTGAACCCGGTCGACAAGACGCTCATGGAGCACATGTCGAATAAGGCACTGGTCGCCGCTCAAGCACCCGGCAGTGGACAGAAGGTCTTCACTGGGAAGATCGAAGGCTTCGACTACCCGATCCGCATTGCCGCGCAGAACAAGTCCGACGCGAACTACATGATGGGGTTGCTGTCGGAGAAGTACTTCAACAACGGCAAGGTGTCGACGCTGTATCCGTCCAACGCCTCGAAGCAAAGTTTGGGTCTGCGCTACCAGTTGAAGCAGAAGGGGCTCAACATCAACGGCAACCCCAACGCTGTGCCGGCTGGCAACTCGGCTTCTGGGGGGACCTCGACCGACACCAGTACCCAGAGCACCAGTGAGTACACCAAGCCAAGTGAGGTGACCAACGACCTGCTCGCTGGCCGCATGTCGGATGCGACCTTGCAGGCTGCCAAGAACGGTGCGAACGGTCTGCAGGTGTACGCCTCGACGGTTGGGTACTTCAAGCACCCGCTGTACATCGCTGCGTCGAGTGCCAATGAGGCCAACCTCATGCTCGGCGTGTTGGGGCAGAAGTACCTAGGGGGCAAGACGCCCGCTGACGCTGTGCCGGCGCTGACGCACACGGTCAACGGCGACAGCACGAAGGAGCACTTGGCGTCCCAAGGTCTCCAAATCTACGGCTACCCCAAGGGATCCGACTTCAGCGACACCCCTGCGCCCAAGGTCAGTGAAAGTGAGAAAAAGCAGCAGGAGCACGCCGCGCACATTGCTTCGATGCCTCCGGTCTCCATCGAGGGCGGCAAGATCGCTTCTTGGCAGACCTCCTCAACTTCGCAATCTCATTCTCAGGTGGACAAGGACAAGACCACTGCCTACCAGTGGCAGGCCCAACATTGTTCTGGCGTGATCGTTAGCAGTTACGGGAGCAGTTACGAGAACAAGGAGAAGGGGAACTTCACCAGCGACGAGCGCGCTGCGGTGGTGAAGTACACCGGCTCTTGGTACGACACTGTCAATGGCAAGTTGCGCTCTGGTGGAAAGATCACCGACAACAACCAGACGATGAACACTGCTCGGGAACTGCAGAACGCCATCGACAAGAGCACCATCGACCAGCCGGTGACGGTGTTCCGTGGGAGTAAGGATGACTTCGCTCAAATCGTGAAGAGCCTGCAGCCCGGCGAGATCTTCCGAGACAGCGGGTTCGTCTCTACCTCGATGCGCTATGAGACTGCGAAGGGGTTCTCTGGTGGCGGAAGTGGAGTCGTTGTCGCCATCTCCATGCCAGAAAAGTCCCGCGCACTTACGGCTGCCGGCTCAGAGACCGAGATGATCCTGAGTGCCCGGTCGCAGTTCCGTCTCGATGGCACGAGCACGATCAACGGCAACATGGTCTACAACGTGACCTACCTCGGTGCTGACCCGACCGACAGTGGGATCATTCGCAAGGGTGCTCGGGTTCGGGGCGGGAAGAGCGACAAGTTCGTTTGGGGCGCTGACGACATCGAGATCATTACCCCATCGACTGAACTCGACAAGGCACTTGTCATCTTGGGCCGGTTCGTGGACAACCTGGCGAAGGGGTTCAACCCTGACGAACCCCGTGGCCCTGATGGTCGATGGGGGTCTGGCGGCACCGCTGAAGACAAGTTCGTGTACCCGAAGGGATCCGACTTCAGCGACCAACACTTGCTCGACGCCACCTCCCCGCACGCCATCTCCTCTGCGACGCACGAGAAGGGCAACCGGGTCTTCCAGATCACCTACAAGGACGGGCAGAGCGTCAAGATCGTGGCGGAGTCCTACCACCACGCGAACGCTATGGGTCGCCAGTACGGCAAGCGCTTCTTAGGTGGGGCAACGGTTGGTGGTTGTACGTGGCTCGATCCATCCAAGGGTCCAATCGACGGCACGACCAAGCCCGAGCCTGCACCAAAGCCTGAGCCGGAGCAGAAGCCCGAGCCGAAGGTCGAAGGATCGAAGATTCCCGACCAACTGCAGCGCACCTACGACGAGCACCAGGCCCGCTACGACGCCGTCATGTCCAAGACTGAAGGGATGAAGACTCGGATCTCCGAACTGCAGGAGCAGCAGTACACGGGATCGCCCGAAGAGCGTGCTGCGGTCAAGGCAGAGATCGAGAGTCTGCGTGGTCAGGTGAAGGAGGCCGGCAAGGAAGGGCTCGCCATCTCCCGCTCCCTCGGCGCTGCAGTGACCGATCACGTCGAGCAGGTGTACAACTCCACCAAGCCCGCTGGCGAGGCCCCGAGCACCAAGGAAGCAACGGCTGCATATGAGGCTGCAGTCGGCGCTGCCAAGGAAGCCAACATGGGTGAGCGCTACACGCAGATGGTGAAGGAGATTGGCACTCAGCGCGCCGCCGCTGCCGCCCCGGTCATCCAGCGTGCACTAATCGAAGGCGGGGTCGCACCAGAGGTCGCTGCTCGGGTCACGGTCGAGAACGCTGGCCGGCCGTTCCAGTTCGGTCTACAGAACTCCACGAGCATGGGCTTGTCCTTGGCCACTCCGTCCTTCCAGAGCAACGACCGCATCTCCATGACTGAGCAGGGCTTCTCCATCGGGGAGTACCCGTCGACTCGCATCAACGTGAGTGACATGAGCCCCGAGACCAAGGCCGCACTCGCTGGGGTTGGGCTCTTGCAGGGCGACAAGTTGGACGTGACGACGAACGCTGCACTGATGAACGAGACCACCGGACAGTGGAACAGCGTCATTGGTAGATACCGAGGCCCAAGCCCGAGCGAACTCCCCTCGAACGAGCAGGCCATCTCGACGTTGGTGGCGAACGGGATCTCCCATGACGTTGCTACGTCGTTCGTGAACGACAGCGCCACCCACCGCGATGCGTGCGTGAGCACTCGGACCGCACTCGATGGAGCCAAGACTGCGGTGAACGAGTACAACCAGGCCGCCCAGGTCGCGTACCACGACGCTCTATGGGGCACCATTGGTGCGATGCGTCCCCTTGGTGGGGAACTGCAGACCGGGTCCTTCTCGGTTCAAGGCTTCGGCAAGACTGCTCAGGGCAAGGCGGACGCTGCTGCGTTCAAGGCTGCGGTCATGGGTGACGTGACCGCACACCTCCCCTCAGATTGGATCAACCGCACCAACTCCACAAAGAGCAGTCCGAACATTGAGTTCCGTAGCAAGGGTGGTGGGGGGTACTACCAAGAGCATGGGGACAAGTTGGTGGTCAAGGGTGTTGGCCCGAGTTCACTTCGAGAGACGCAGTCCATCACCCTGCACGAGTTCGGTCACCGCATGCAGAACACCATTCCCGGTTTGTCCACCGTGGAAAACGCCTTCTTGAATGACCGTTGTCCGAATGGTCTCATGAAGTCCTTGGGGGCGGGTAGTGGCAAGGGTGACCCCGACAACTTCACCCGTGCATACACCGGGCGCCGCGACTACGGTGGGAACTTCACTGAGGTTGTCACCACTGGTCTGCAAGGCATGAAGGAAACCCCGGTCTCGACGGCGAGTTCATGGTCGAACACGCTGAAAGGTGACCCTGACTTCCAACACATGATGACCGGCGTGCTCTTGCTCGTTGGGAAAGGATCACAAGGCTGATGGATCAATCTCTCCTGTGGCAGATGACCGCCTCGAAGGGTGACGAAACGATTGGCGTAGGGTTCACCTTTGACGGGGAACTCGTCTGCACTGATGCCAAGTTGCTCAAGGCGATGAATGACTACATCGACTCTGGCGAGATGGTGGCGGGGGTTGGCACTGTGCCTCCCATCCCAAACCTTGAGGTCGACCCCACTGACCCTGCGTCGATGGCCGGCGTGGCAAGTACCGTCATGGCCCAACTCCATCCCGATATGGACAGTATGCGCTTTTATGGAGACAGTTGGCTCGACCCTGACTACGACCCCGACACTCCAATGGACGGTCCTGATTCTTTTGACCTGCACGCAGTAGTTGGAGATCCCGAGGATTCTCCGTACATCGTGAAGTCGCTGTTCAAAGCCAAGCCTCGTGCGGTGAAGTGGGCCGATCATCCAGTTCACGCATTGCACGACAGCATCGTGAATCACTACGCCCCGCTCATTCGCAAAGCCATGTCGAAGTCCGCTACCGGGATCACCGCTGCGGTGGCTGGTGCGAAGGCTCGTGCATCAGTGGAGAAGGAACTCGCCAAGGCCACTCCCGCAAACGCCGCACTCTCGGCTATTGCCAAGCAAGCCATTGCGGATCATATGAGCCTAAGTACTGAGCAGGTGTCTACTTTGCTCGCTTCTATGATTGGAGACACAGCCGTGTCGGGGTCAATGCTTGCTGCAGAAGCGATTGGCCCGGCTGCACAAATGGCTGAAGGTCTTCCAGATGTTGATTGGTCGAATTGGGAGCCGGGTTGGGCACAAGCCCAAGACCTAACGCAGTATGGCGGGCTTCAAGACATGCTCGACCAAGCCGGGATTTCCATCCAAGGCATTGACGACACGACCCTCGCTGGTCTTGAGCAAACACTCGCTACCGGTCTTGGTAACGGTGACTCGGTGACGAGCATCGCCCAAGACATGAATGACTACCTCGACGACCCCGCCCGGTCGCTCTTGATCGCTGAAACCGAGACGGCTCGTGCGATGAGCGCTACCACTGAGGACACCTACGACGCCAACGGGATTGGTCAATGGGAGTGGATGTCCGAAGAGGACGACCGCACTTGTGAAGACTGCCTCGACAAAGAAGGCGAAACCTACGACGTGGGCGGTGACGACCCGCTCCCTCCCCTGCACCCAAGATGTCGCTGCGTCATGCTCCCGGTCATCGAGACGGATCAGTCCGACCAGAGTGACCAGTCCGACCAGAGCGACAACAGCGACCAAGGAGAGTAATGGCTCGCATCGACAAGACGTTCCAGATCACCGTGACGGTAGAGACTGATGACGACACCGCTTCAAAGGCTGTCGACGATGAGTTGACTGCCGGCCTTGTCGTGAAGTCCAGCGATGAGCAGCGGTACACGCTCACCGTTGCCTATCCAGCCAACAAGCCCGACGTTGCAATCGCCCAAGACGGCTTCCGTGATTTTGCTTCTTCCGAGGCAGTCGAGAAGGCTGCTTGGACCTACCTGCGGAAGTCTCCGAGCGTCGGTCTCTACCACGCTGACGGTACGGATGGATCGGGCGAGGTGTGCGAGTCGTACATCTACCGCGGTCCTGACTGGTCAGTTGCGGCTGCAGATGGCTCACAGCAGGTGATCAAGGCCGGCGACTGGCTTCTTGGGATCATCTGGGACGAGCAGACGTGGCCGCTCATCAAGAGCGGGAAGATCGGTGGGGTCTCCCCACAAGGACGAGCAAAGCGACGCATGCCCGACGCGGCTGCGGTCGCCAACCTGAGGGGTTAGCAATGGCTGATGAAGTAACCATCACTGAACTGACCGACTTCGAGCCTACTCGGGTGGACGGAGTTCGAGCAGGTGCCAATGGTTTTCCGCTTCTGCTGATCAAGTCCACTGAGCGCCCAGAGTGCAGTCAGTGTGAGGGATCCGGGAAGATCCGAGACGGTCATCTGAAGTGCCCAAAGTGTCTCGGCTCTGGCAAGATGCCCAAGATTGGTGACACCGAGAAGAGCATCGTTGAGGCGGGGGTTGCTCCTAGCGGCTCTGGCCCCACCCCTGCCGAGGACTGCCCGACGTGCAGTGGCTCAGGTCGGATCACCGATGGCTCCATCGATGGGAAGGACTGCCCCGACTGCGGAGGCACTGGTGCTGACCAGGCTCGCACGAACCCTACGGAGTTAGGTGCGCGTAGCGGGTTTAGTGGTCAGATCACCGAGGGCGACCCGATGGGTCGAGAGAAGATCGACAAGGCCGACATGTCGGCTGCTGACGTGAACGATCTCCCCGACTCGGCGTTCGCTCACATTGAGTCCGGCGGCAAGAAGGATGAAGAGGGCAAGACCACTCCCCGCTCTCTGCGGCACTTCCCCATCCACGACGCCGCTCACGTTCGCAACGCTCTTTCTCGTGCGTCACAGTCTCCTCATGGTGAAGTCGCAATGCCGAAGATCAAGGCTGCGGCGGAGAAGTTCGGCATCGCTGCAAAGGCCGACCCCACTCCAACCATTGAAGACATCACTCCCGGCTCTCCTGCGTGGGAAGCCAAGGACGCCGAAACCGCCACCGCTGCTGCTACTGCACTGATGAGCGCTGCTGAACTGATGCGTCAGTTCGGACAGCGTGAGTCCGCTGAAGTTGCTGCGGGAATGGGTAATGACATCTACGACACCGGCTCAGCCAACGCTGCGCTGACCTACATCAGCCAGGCTCTTGCTGTCGTGGCCCAACTTGCGTTCCATGAAGACATGGAATCCAAGAAGGGTGACGACGACATGGAGAAGGCCGGTCGTCGGCTCTCAGGGAAGACGGTCGCTGCACTCGCAACGGTCCGTGATCACCTGAACAATGTGCTGGGCGATGACGATCCAGCCAGTAAGAAAGATGATGAAGTCGACGGCGACTCCGCCGCCGACAAGTTCATCGAAAGCGCCACCAAGGCGACCACCACCACAGGAAAGGATGTGCTCGACATGGACGAGCAGGACCTGACGCGCATTGTCGCCGAGACCGTTGCCGCTACCATTGCGGCTTCTGACGCGGCCAAGGGCAAGGCGCTCGATGACGAGAAGGCTTCCGTCGCTTCGGCGAAGGATGAACACGCTGACTCCAACGCCAAGGATCCCAAGGCTGAGGACGAGGACTTGGAAGACGAGGCGGATCACGAAGACGACGACCCCGGTAGCACCGATGCGGCCAAGGCTGCTGACGAGGCTCCGGTGTCCAAGGCACTCGAAGATGCACTCACGAAGGCTGTTGAGCAGGGCGAGTCCCTGAAGGCAGCGGTTGAGGCTCTGCGCGAGGAAGTCGAGGCAATCAAGCAGATTGCCGCTCCGAGTGACATCGTGCGGACCCGTCCGCAGGACGCCGTGACCAAGAGCGAGGTGCGTGACCGGACCGAGATCGAAATCGCTCGGTACGAAGACCTCGCACGCAACACCCCCGACGCTGACCTCCGTAAGGGCTACATCGAGAAGGCCAAGAGCCTCCGAAGTGCCGTTTCGGTTTCGGCCTAAGCAGGAAAGGAACTACTGAACATGGCTTACGCCGTTCCGCCTGCGAAGAACCTCTTTGACGACGCCCAAAGCCCTCGGGAAATGGTCGAGCGTCGGGAGGAGTTCATCGCAGAGATGACCAAGTCGACCGTTGCTGGTCTGACGGGTGCCACCACGTTCGGGGCGAAGGACCCGAACATGCAGCACGCGCCAATCCCGGCGGTCGTCACTCCCCCGACCTCGCGTGGCGTGGTCGAGAAGGCTCTTGGTGACCTTGAGGTTGCCAAGTCCACGCTCGGCTCTGCTGCTTGGGAGTCGGTCTCTAAGGAGTGGACCCTCACCAACCCGCTGTCGACCGGTCTTCTTCCGTTCGACCTTGAGGCTCCGGCGAAGTTGCTGACCCCTCGTCCTACCCCGCTGCGGAACTCGATTCCCCGCGTCAAGGGTCAGGGTGGGAGTCGCCGGTTCAAGGTGATTAGTGGCTTCACTGGCACCGGCACTGGTGGGCAGACCACCATCCAGCCGGGCATCACTGAGTCGACCACGAACGCTGGCCCCGGTGGGCTTTCGTACGTGCGTGGCCCGTACATCTCGTACGCGGGTTACGACGTGACGTTGAACTACGTCACCACGTCGCTCAGTGACTCCGTGTCGTGGCAGGCCGAGTACCAGGGCCAGGGCTTCGAGGACGTTCGTTCGCTCTCGAACACTGCGCTGCTGTACGCGACCATGCTGCTCGACGAGCGCCTGATGATCTACGGGCGTGGGACCACGGGCAACGGCTATGCCGGCGCTCTGGGCACCCCCGCCAGCGTCACCCTCTCTGCGGTGAACGCTTCCGTGGCTCCCGGTGCGAAGTCGACGCTGACCTCGGGTTCCCCGTGGGTCATCGTGGCTGCGGACGCTGGTGACCTGCTCGGCACCACCGGTACTCAGATGCACCAGGGTCCGACCACCGCTGCGGCTTCGGTTGCGGTGACCGCCGGCCAGGCCATCCAGGTCACGGTCGGCGTGGACGTTGCTGGCGCTCTCGGGTACAACCTGTACGTCGCCTCGGTCCTGGCTGGGCCGTACTACTACGCTGGCCGCACCGGCTACAACGTGGGGTACGTCACCAGTCAGCCGTCGACCGGTCCCGTCGCTACTGCGTCGCAGTCTGACCAGTCTGCGGTTGCGACCAACTACGACGGTCTGCTGACCAACACGGCGGCTTCGGGTGGTTACGTGGCTCGACTGAACGCTGCGTTCTCGACCACCAACCCCGGTACGGAGTTCCAGACGGCGTTCGGTGCGCTGTACGAGGCGGTCAAGGCTGACCCCGAGGAGATCTGGCTGAACGGTTTCGACCGTCTCCAGTTGTCCAACGCCATCGTCAACAACGCGTCGAACTCTGCCTACCGTGTGTTCATCCCGAACGAGTCGGGCATGGGCGGCGTTCGCGCCGGCACGGTGGTCCAGTCCCTCTTGAACGAGGTGACTGGTTCGGAGATCCCGCTGACGGTCCACCCGTGGTTCCCGCAGGGCAACGCTCTGGTTCGCCAGAAGACCCTCCCGATTCCTGACAGCAACGTGGCCGAGACCTCGGTCATGGTCATGCCTCAGGACTACGTGGCGGTACAGTGGCCGGTGACGCAGTTCACCTACGACGCCTCGACCTTCGAGATCGGGACGTTCTGCCACTACGCTCCGGGTTGGAACGGCATCATCCAGGGCATCCAGGGCACCGGTATCGGCACCCTGCCTCCGTCCTACAGCGACTCGTAGTCGCTAGCAGTACCAAGGCTCCCGCGATGGTTCTTCGTGCCGGTTCGATTCCGGCAGCGGGAACTCTTGGGGCGCTCTGCGCTCCTTCCGTCCCTTCCGATCTGAGAGGTCTTACATGCCTGCAGGCACTCGCTCTGTCACAAATAAACTCACGGCGAACACCGCTGACCTCGCCTACCTGACCGACCCCGGTTTTGGCGTTCGAGTTACCAACGTGGATGGCATCTCGCCAATTTGGTTTACCGTGTCTCACCCTGGCGGGTCGAACCCGGTCCCCACCGTTGGTGGGACGAACTGTTTCTGCGCTGCGTCAGTCGCCGGTAACTCGGTCGTCGTGCGTCACGCTGGACAATTTGGCAGCACTGTTCAACTCATCTCTGCTGGCACTCCTACCTACACGGTGGACGTGACCGGTCCAGAGATCAACGCCTAGGAGAAAACAACATGGCGAAGATGTTCTTTAGTTCTCAGAACTGCAAGGGAGTGACCTCCGGCGCAACTGGTCGGTCCTACGACGCAGACCGCAAGGGCTTCATCCATGTTGAAGATCCCCGAGACATTCGAGCACTTGAGGCCGGTGGCTACGTCAAGGCTGGCGGGATGCCTCGCATGGGTCGGTTCTACGTCTGTGAGTGTGGCTGGGAGGCAGCGATCAAGTCCTGCCCCAAGTGCAACCGTCAAGACCTGATGCTTGTGGAGCGGTAACCGTGGTCAATGCCCAAGGCGAAGTCGTCCCGACCTACGGCTTCACCCAAGCCGGCAAGCCGGTCCACGCTGCAATGGTGGACCACCTCTCTGACGCGAGTGCCTACGCCCGCTTCAATAAGCGGATCGCCTTAGCACTGACCAAGTACGTCGGGACCATGACGTGCTTCTGGGTCTTCTGCATGATCTCGCTCTGCAGCCTGCCGGCAGTGCTAAGTCTCGTGGTCCCTCACCTGCGTTACGTTTTCCCGCACTGGCTGATCGACGCTTCCATGGTGTCCCTCGTTGCATGGGTCTCCTCAAACTTCCTGCAGTTGGTCCTGCTCCCCGCCCTGATGGTGGGACAGAACCTCCAAAGTGAAGCCTCCGACGCCCGTGCAGCGAAGACCTTTGAAGACACCGAAGCAATCTTGAGCGCACTCGACATCCACACCGAGGGCGGACTCAAGGTCATCTTGGATCGGCTGAACGAGTTGTCTTTGTCGGACCACTCCACGTAAGGGGTCATCATGAGGTTCAAGGCTGGCGACCGAGTCGTGCAGACCTGCAACATCGACGTTGTCATTGGGTATGCGCCCGATGGCAACGTCGTTGTCGTTTCTGCGCGCTTAGGGATTGATGATCAACCGAGGAAGGTCAGCCCAGATCAATTCCTCTCCGTCCGCACTCCCGATGGCATCACCACGAACATTTTGGACGAACAGGAGCAAGATGCCACATCCGTTTACTGACCTCTCCGGTCTTGATGAGTTCCGCCAAGGCGGAGCGGGACCTGACGATGATCCGAAGTACCGGCTGCTGTACTCACCGGTCGATGACGTTCACGGTGCGCTGTGTGCGTTGCTGAACTCCGCTACCCGTTCAATCGTGCTGGCGATGTACGGGTTCGACGATGACGAACTGGCCGGCATCATGAAGGCCAAGATGAGCGACCCCACGGTCTACGTCCAGTTGACCCTTGATTCCTCTCAGGCTTCCGGGGTGCACGAGAAGGCGCTGCTGGCGGAGCAGAACTTCTCCGCCACCTCCGTGGCAATCGGACGCTCAGAGAAAGGTGCGATCATGCACCTGAAGACCGTCGTGATCGATGCGTCCATCGTGATCCATGGCTCTACGAACTGGTCGACCGGTGGCGAGCACACCCAAGATAACGAACTGGTGGTCCGCATTGACCCCAAGGAGGCCGCAGAGGTGACGACCCGCATTGCGGCCATCCACACCCACATGCTTGGAGCCGTAGCGAACCCCAGCGCGTAGACCAGGGTGGCTGGTGCTAGTCGGCGCTCCACCCGTAAGAACTGGCGGGCGGGGTGCCGTCCACGAACTCGGCCCCGTAGATCTTGGCGGTCGCCATGCCCCACCGGATCGCCTCGCCCCGGTTGCGGATCGGGGGCTCGGCGTACTCGATCTTCACGCGCTGGCCGTCGCTCTCTTCGGTGTAGTAGTGCTGCCCGTAGTGGCTGCCTACCCTGTCGTTGTCACGCCGAAGCGTTACCGTGTGCTTCATGTCTTGCTCTCTTCAGGTTGTATGGCGGTCCCGAAGTCGGCGGACGCTGCTGCCTTCTCGATCTGTTCGCTGGTTATGTTCATGCCCTTAGTATGCTCCCCTGGCCGTGAAAGTCAAGGGCGATTTGCTCGGAGCCGCCGCAAACACTTGACAGCCCCGTACCGACCCGCTACGTTTCTACTCGCCCACGTAAGAAAGAGGGCTCATGAAGATCGCCTACTTTACGACCGACTGGCAGCAATCCCCGACCGACGTTCCCGGCAAGATCCAAATGTCCTACGGGGGCACCTTCTACTACCGAGGTGCGCTCCCCGCTGCTGCACTAGCCCAGCAGGGCTACGAAACGGTCTTGTCGTGGCGGCTTGAGCAGGCCCCTGATGGGCATCTGAGAGCGTTTGGTGTTGACGGGGAGTGGCATGACCCGGACATCTTTTGGACGCAGAGATGGATGCACAAAGACGCTGCAGAGCAAATGCGTCGAGCAAGGGCCGCTGGTCAGATCGTCATTGCTGACCTCGATGACGACTTCTGGTCACTCGGTAAGACGAACCTTGCCTATCACACCACTGATCCCAAGAACAATCCTGATTTCAATCGTGAGCACTACAAAGCCATGCTTAGTGAGTGCGACCTCGTAACGGTCTCGACCGATGCTCTGCGTCGTCGGGCCGAGTCTTTCGGCGTGCCCGCCATTGTTGTCCGCAACTCCATCGACATCCAAAACTGGCCGCAGAATGATCCGACGAGCAATGGCATGATCGGTTGGGTTGGGGGTATCCAGTGGCGTGCCTACGACCTAGAGATCCTGAAGCCGTGGCTCCCGCAGTTTCTCCGTGACTATGGCATCCCGGTGTACCACGGTGGGAACAGCAACGTGCCGGACGTTCCGAAGTTCCATCAGAAGACCGGGATCGACCCTACTGAAACCAACGTCTTGATGGCTCCACTTTGTCACATTGCGGATTACCCGAGGCTTTGGGCACCAATCAACGTCTCGCTCATTCCCTTGGAGCGCGTTCCCTTCAATGATGCGAAGTCGTGGCTCAAGCAACTTGAATCCTGCGCTGCAGGCGTGCCCTACGTCGTCTCTCACGGCTTCCACGAGCAAGACCTCTTGCTTGCTGAGTCTGCTGGTCGAGTGGCAAAAAATGAGAAGCCCCGTCAGTGGCGTGAGCACCTTGAGGAACTGCTCGACCCTGAGGTGCGACGAGTCGAGGGTGCAGCGAACCGCAAGGTCGCTGAAGCCCATGACATCCGACTGAGGTGGCGTGATTGGGAGAACGCCTACGCCACCGTCGTCCCTGGCATCGGTGGTGAGCAGTGAAGATCGGCATCGGGATCACCACCTACAACCGTCCCGAGTACGCCGAGAAGTGCGCCAAGTCCCTAGCACGCCTCGACGTAGACGGCGTGTACTTGGTGAACGATGGCTCTGACCCGAAGCACCGTGGCGCGTATGAGCGTGCGTACAAACCCATCCAGCGGGTCAATGGATCTGTCTATGTCGGCGAGCAGAACCGAGGCGTTGCCGCAGCGAAGAACGCGCTGCTCCAACGGATGCTCGTAGACGGAATGGACCGACTCTTCTTGATCGAAGACGACATCTTGATCACTGACCCGGCGTGTCTCTCTGCCTACGTTGAAGCCGCTGAAGCCGCCGGCCTTCACCATCTCTCCTTCGCACACCACGGCCCAGCAAACCTCGGTGGCCCGGTCAAGGTGGAAGGAAAAGTGGAGTTCTACCCGCATAGCGTTGGTGCGTTCACCATGTTCACTGCCGAGTGCTTGAACGCCGTTGGCTTGCTTGATGAGCACTTGCATAACGCGTGGGAGCATGTCGAGCATGAACTCCGGTTGATCGCTGGTGGTTGGATGCCCGGCGCAGATGCGTACTGCTACCCAGACCTTGCTGACTCGGCTGCTTTGTTGAAAGAGATTCCCGGCAGTATCGAACGCTCTTCAATTCGAGTGCGGTCCGATTGGGCGCAGAGTATCCGTGAGGGGTTGGTCTACTGGAAGAGCACTCGCCCGAACACCTACGCCATGCTGTTCGGTGAGGGGACTCCGCTAGAGCACTACGCTCAGCAAGTGACGGGGGGTTAGTTATGGCGCATCAACAGCAACGTGAGTTCATTGCTTCGCTCACTGAGCAGTTCCCGCAGTTCTTTGTGGGCGGTCACATCTTGGAAGTAGGTTCGCTGAACATCAACGGCACCGTGCGAGACTTCTTCTGCGATCCCGTGAAGTACGTGGGGGTTGACGTGGCGGACGGCCCGTGCGTGGATGTTGTCTGTCAAGGCCAAGACCTCGCGTTCCCTGATCAGACCTTCGACGTGACGGTGAGCGCGGAGTGCTTTGAACACAACCCGTTCTGGGCCGAGACGTTTACGAACATGGTTCGCATGACCCGTAGGGGTGGCCTTGTGTTTTTCACCTGCGCTACCGAGGGTCGTAAAGAACACGGCACGACTCGAAGTGAACCAGAGACTTCACCCTTGACGGTGGCGCAAGGATGGGATTACTACCGCAACCTCACTGAGGCTGATTTTGTTGAGGCTACCGACCTCTCGGCGTTCCGCTCCTATGAGTTCTCGACGAACGATGAGGTTCATGACTTGTACTTCTGGGGGATCACGCTATGAGGGTTGGGTTCGTTGGTATCACCGATGGACGAGGCTCGAACCTTGTCGACACTCTGCGCTCTGCAGAGGCTCACCTAAAATACGATTGGTACAAGCGCTACTTGTTCAACGACGCTGCAGATCTTGAGTACGGGCGTTGGTTGACGCAAACGTTCCCTGACTACATGAAGATCCATCACTACCCGCGTAGGGGACTTGGGGGGATGGTGAAGAACGTGTGGACTCACGCTGTTGCTTTGGGTTGGGATTACCTGTGGCATGCCGAGGACGACATGCTCTACACCTCCGATATTGACGTGGCGCACATGATTGAGATCATGGAAGAGAACCCGGACCTCGCACAGTTGGCCCTGAAGCGTGCGGCGTGGTCCCCTGAAGAGATCTCTGCCGGCGGGTTTATGAACATGGCCCCCGATCAGTACCGGCAGGCAGACGGGTTTATCAGTCAGCAGAGGCTCTTCACCTTCAACCCGTGCTTGATCCGCAGAGAAGCAATGTGCCAAGCACTCGATATCGCCCCGGTCATGTTGGAGCGAGAAGTTACTGACACACTCGTGGCGCAGGGCTGGTCCTTCGGGTACTTGGGGGCTTTGGATGATCCTCCGGTCGTCACTCACACCGGGAACCTTCGAGCGCCGGGTTGGCAACTGTGACCACCGTCTTGGTTGGCTATGGATCTCATGGCAAAGACATTGAGGCGATCTGGAAGCGCACCAAGACCCCTGAGGTGCTGATCGTCTGCGATGAGGACCCGACGAAAGGACACGCACTCCCCGATGCCCAACTCTTCGACTCGGTCATCTTTGGCTCCAACTACCCCGCTGTTCGTTACGCTATGGCACAGCGGATTGAGCACGGACCAGCCCTACCCGTGCTTGATCCTGCCGCAGTCATTGGAACGGACGTGTTCGCAGCGCGAGGTTGCGTCATCGCCCCTGCCGCCGTCCTCCTCTGCAGCGTGTACCTCGGGGTTCACGTCCACGTAAACTACGGCGCTCAGATGACCCGTTGCACGGTTGGCGAGTTCTCAACGATCAGTCCCGGTGCAACAATCTGCGGCGATGTGAACATTGGCAGGCGGTGTCTGATCGGAGCCGGCGCAACCGTGTGCGACCGCTCGGCGATTGGACATGACGTGACCATTGGGGCGGGGGCAATCGTGCCTCCGCAATCGTTCGTCCCTGATGGGGTGACCGTCATCGGGGTGTGGAAGGGATGATCGCCGCCTGCTACACCTGTCGTAATGAGATTGGATTGGTTGAAGTCTCACTCCGGCATATGTTGGCAGAAGGTATTGACCACCTCTACGTTGCCGACCACTGCAGTACGGACGGCACTCGCCAAGTCCTTGACCGGTTGGCTGAAGAGACCGGGCGCGTGACTGTGCTTGAGAACTCCGACGAGTTCTACCGCCAAGTTCATTGGGTTCAACTGATGATTGACCGTGCCCGAGACGAGGGCTATGAATGGATTGTCCCGAGTGACGTAGACGAGTTCTGGTACGCACAGGACGGTCGGATCATCGCTGACGTAATCGCCGATTGTGGCACCGACAAACTCTACGCCCCGATGTACTTGCACCGTGATTGGAATACTCGCACTGCACCTGCAAAGCCGCTTCCCAAGGTGGCGTTTCGCCTTTTGGCTGGTGCTCAGATCACCGTTGGAAATCACGAAGTCTCCATACAAGGCGGGCGCAACGACGTGCTTGCCTTGCGAGAGATCCAGTACTTCTCCCGTGAACATTTCATCCAGAAAACTCGTGCATCAGCCGCAACGATTGGGCCGGCTGAGCGTGCGAGTGGAGTGGGATGGCATCACACACACCGCGAAGCAATGACCGATGAGCAGATGGAGGCAGAATGGGAAGCACTGTGGGCGGGCGGGACGATCTGCGATCCAATCCCAAGTCACTTGCCGTCAGCATCGTCGTACCTGTCTACGGGCCAGAGCACTTCCTAAGGTCCATGCTCGCCGCAGTTGAGGCGAACACTGACGGGGACTACGAACTCATCTTGGTCGACAACGGGACCGGCTATGAGGTGGACGATCCACACGTCACCGTGCTCCGTAATGAAGAGAACCAAGGCTTCGCCCGTGGCTCGAACATGGGGGCACTGGCCGCACGGGGCAACATCGTGGTCATGTTGAACGTGGACACCGAGCCACAGCCCGGTTGGATTGTGCCGTTGCTCCTAGCGTTTGAGGACCCGCAGGTTGCCGTCGCCGGCCCACGACTCATCTACCCAGACGGACGCCTGCAGTGCGCCGGGATTCGCACCTGGCACGGGGGAGGTAACGCCGGTGGCGAGAACCGTCGAGACGAGCACCCGTCGAACTCTGATGAAGACGGAGTGACCGGGGCTTGCCTAGCCGTCCGCACCGCGGTGTTCTCCGAACTCGGTGGGTTCGATGAGCAGTACTGGAATGGGTACGAAGACGTGGATCTGTGCCTTCGGGTGAAAGAGGCGGGGCACAAGATCGCCTACGTCGCTGAGTCCGTGGTCGTCCACCACGAGAGCGCCACCGGCCCCGAGCGGTGGAGCCGCACCCATGACAACGTGGCCCGCATGAACGCCTGTTGGGGTGACCGATGAACCGGGCACGACTCGTCACCCGCAACGAGGTCACTTGGGAGGTTGCTGCACCATCGTCGAAGTTGGGCTACGACTTCTGGGGCGATTGGGAGAAGAGTGCGTGGGAGCCCTACACCCTTGAGGTGATTGACCGCTTCGCTGACCCGCACAAGACGTTCATCGACCTTGGTGCGTGGATCGGCCCTACGGCGATGTGGGCTTCCCGCAACTATGGACGGGTCTTGGCTGTTGAGCCTGACCGGTTGGCCTACTCGTATCTGCGAGCAAACGTGATTGCCAATACTCCTGCGGTGCAGACACTCCGAGTGGCTATTGCAGACTACGACGGGGAGATCAACTTGGTCCCTGATCCAGAAGAGGGATGGGGGTCGTCGATGACCCGCGTGGCACTAGAAGGTGACCCGGTGTCGTGCATGTCGATCACGACGTTGTGTGAGCAGGCCGGCGTGTTCCCTGATCGTATCGGGCTGATCAAGATGGACATCGAGGGTGCGGAGTCCATCGTGCTCCCGTCGCTCACGGAGTTCTGCATCGAGCACCACGTCCCGCTGTTCGTGTCGATGCACCAGCCTTGGTGGCAGCGACCGCTCGACGTGTCGTGCTTCGATCAGTTCTCCTCCGTCGAGGGGATCCCCTCGGGTTGGAACTCGGTGCTCGCTCTCCCCTGACGCGGCGAAGCCGGCCACGGGAAGGGAGAACCCGTGACCGGCTCGCCGGTGCTGCCGTGCCATTAGGGGTGGCACGACACTTGTGGAGTCTAGCGCTGGTTCTTCACGAACGTAGCGACAGACTGGCGGGTGAGATCATCGACTACAGCGTTGCTCTTGCCAGCATCGAAGCACGGCCCACAGCCGTACTCCTGCATCCCGCACGGACAAGGCTGGTCCCACTTGCGCCTTGCCCCCGCTGCAGCCCGTAGCCGTCGCTTGAGTTTGCGGATCTTGAACCCCTCGGCAAGATCGTGCATCTCATCCCAAGTGACGAAGATTGTGATTGCGTACTCCTGCTCTCCCATCACTCCTCCTCCCGGTACTCGTCCCATCCCACGTAGCGCTCCTCAAGGAGTGCCCACAGCCCAGGCAGGCCGTCTGCAGTGAGCACTTCGAGTGCCTGTGTAGCAGCAAGCCCAGAGCCGTCGTAGTGGCACTCCCCTTCGACCCACGGGCATCCCTTGGACGAGTAGACGTACTCGTGCTTCTTGGTCGTCCAGTGGTAGCCAAGGTCAGCAGCCATGATCCCGCGCTTACCGTCGACGTTGCCGATTGCACCAACTTGGCCCGGTATGAGATCGCTCAAGAACATGGCGAAGACGACCGCCCCCTTCTCGCCAATGAGTGCAAAGCGCATGTCCATCCCGTGTTGACCGTGTCTGCAGTCACCGCGGTCTTGTGAGAAGTTGCGATGATCGTAACCGGGGTTTATCTGAATAGCGCGGGTGAACTCCCCCCGCTCTTCTCTGATGATGGAGTCTGCTTCTGCACGCTTGCAGCGTTCCATGTCTGCTGTACACGACTCTCTCATGATGCCTCCTCTGGCGTTGCCCTGATGCGTAGCAGCGTGTCGGCCCACGACTCTCCCACCCGTGACTCAACTTCCAGTGTGTTCGTGATCTGTGCGCTGGACCGTCCACCGTTGAGGTCGTCGATCAGGTCATCGATGGCTGCCTTCGCCTCGTCTGTCGCCGCGTTGGCTTTCCCAAGGGCACTGAGTAGATCGTCCTTCTCGTAGCAGCATGAGTAGTTGAGGTCGCCGTTGCCAATGCAGTCCCGCAAGCGGCTGATCTCGGCTTGCAGTTCAGCAACCTGCGCCAGCAAGTCCACTACGTCTTGCCGCAGCCCCGGCAAGAACGGTGGCAGTTTCCACCCCTTCGCCTGTTCTACCCGTGCCAAGATGGCTACCTCGTCCATCACGCCTCCTCTTCACTAGGCATCGCAAGCGCAGCGGCAAGAGCCTGGCGGACCACCTGTTGCGCCTCCCGGTAAGCATCCTCCGTGAAATCGGGGTCGCCGAAGAGGTCGCCACAGATGACAGGGAGTGCCCGATCTACCATGTCGTTGGTGACCTGATCGACCGGCTTTAGCCATACGCGCCAGCCGTCGCTCCACTCCAAGTTCGTTGCCGGGCCGCGGTAGAGCACCACCTCCTCGGCGAGCGCATTGGTGTCGTCGTTGTCGATCCAGTCACCAATCAAGCACCGGCCGGCGTCGATCAGTTCGTGTTCGTGGTTCCCGACCTCGAACTCCTCACACTCCTCGGGACAGTCGAGACGGCAGCCGGCTCCCTCCTTCGCCTTGCACTCAACCGTCAGCGACGCTCCCCACCGGTCAACCGTGACGGTGAAGACGTGGTCCCTGAGCATTGCCTCGTGAGCGTTCACTCTGCCGCCTCAAGTGCCTCGACCAAGATGGCGAGGGCCTCAAGTTCTTGCGCGGTCGTGCCACTGCTTGCGCGACTGTGCGACCGGTACACCTCCGCCGCATCGTAGCGACGACGCAACTCCTTGATCTGTCCCGGCGTCATCTCCATGGTGACGGGCTTGGTGACGGGCTTGAGATTGTTGGCGTCGTTGATTGCGATGCCTCCGTCATGGTACTGGTAAGCAACATCTGCGTAGTTCCTGACAGACGGTCCCAAGACGGTGACGGTGAACGCACCAACCCTGCGCTGCTCGCCTTTCGTGAACGTAATGCCGCCAGCGGTGAACGTGTCGGGCTTGGTGGTGTCAGACATTGGGGTTCTCCCCCTCTTCTGCGCCCTTGGCTAACTCATGCAGGCTGGGCGGGCAGATCCATTCGACTTTCTCAGTGACAACGGTCCGCTTGATTTTGGGAAGTGCGGCGACTGCTTTCGGGTCTGGTTCTTCGACCTGAATCTCTTCTGACCCCACCACTACCCGCTGGCAGATGTTGTCCCGTCGAGTGAAGAGTTGGAAGCGATGCGGACCAAACTTCCTAGAGACGTTGTACCAAGTGTCATCAGAAGACTTGGCACTAGGACCAAGTTGCAACGCCAATGCGGCGAACTGCGTCGGGTCGTCTGGTCCAAAGTTGTACACAGTCAACCCGCAACCTTCGATGAGGTCGGGGTGCTGTTCAAGATGATCAGTGAGTTCCCGCAACCCGTCGATGTACGACTGCTGGTAGTCATCGAGTTTGGTCATTGCTGTCTCCCTTGTGTTCGGTGCTGCTGTCGGACCTCTGAACTTCGATCATCATCCGGCAAAGGGTCGGGCCTGGCAAACCCTCGCATCGCCAGATTCCACGCCTGCATGTAGAGCCGCCAGTTCGGGGTGCGGAGGTTGCATTCTTGCGCCAAAGCGTTGAGGCATGCCTGCTCTTCCGAGTGGTCACCACGGAAGTCGGACAGGATCGTCATCTTCGAGATGGCATCGGCGGTGCGCTCGATCAAGCGCCGGTCAGGCAGGGAGGCTAGGTCGCTCACTCCTCCACCTCCTCTTCCTCATTGATCCCCAGGATCAGGTCGGCAGCCTTCTGTGCCTGCCCTGCAGCCCACACCACGATCTTGGGGTCGTCGGCGATGGACTTACGCCACCCGGCGATGTAGGCAGCGGAGTTGTCGAGCGTAGTCGGGAGTACCCCAACGTGCCCGCAGAGGAAGGCGGCGGTGAACTCGGCGACCAACTCCTCTCGGGAGTAGTTGGCATCTCCGAACCGCCCGGCCTCGCTCAACGTCTTTCGGTTGAGTCGCTTCTCCGCGCCGGTCGAGTGGCCGAGTTCGTGGAAGACGGTCGAGTAGAACTCGCCGCTCCCGGTGAAGGAGGTAAAGTGCGGGAGGCGCACCTCGTCGGTGGCGATGTTGTAGTAGGCCCGGTCGCCTCCGTAGGTGAGGGTCGGTCCACCGTCTTCCAAGTAGCGATTGATCAAGGTGGCTGCACCCGCGTCCACCTCAAAGTCGGTGCGTTGGGCGGGCGTCTCCCACGTCGGAGCCTTGCCCTCCTCCCAATCGGCCTGACCGCTGTTGAAGAGCGTGAAGCCCCGCAGCAGCGGGATCTTCTTGATAGTGCCGTCCTCCTGCTCCTTCTCGATGATGGAGAAGTAGACCGCATACGTGCCCTTCTCACCCTTGCGGACCTGTCCACCAAGAGTGGTGATCTGCTTGTAGGTGCCCCACCACGGGGACTCGTAGTTGCACACCTCGGCGGTGAGCGACAGCATCAACTGATTGATGCCCCGGTAAGGCTTTTTGGTGGAGAGGGACTGAGCGACGTAGCCGGTGGCGATCCAAGGCTTGCGCCACGGCGCAGTCCCCTGATCCAGCGCGGCGATGATCGTCTCGGCGATCCGTTCGTACCCGTTGCGGTGATCGGTCTTCATTGTTGCCTCCCTTGCCGGCCCCTACCGGCTTCACTGAGTTGATTGTACCGACCAAGGCCGGTGGGATCAACCGCTATTCCCAAATCTGGTGAATGGCGGCACCGCAGTTGCGTCCCGGCGCGTGCTCCCCAATGAATCCCAAGCGGCCAACGCGAGCGATGTGACTCCCGCTGTGGCCTTGACTGCGGGTGCAGGTGTAACCGTCCTTCTGTTCTCCGCACCAAACCACGCTGTAGTCGGTCGTGCGCTTTTTTGTAAGCGGTGCGGCACAAATGTTGCAGTCCATGATTCTCTCTTTCATTGTGAATGAGGCGCACGTCGTAACGTCGGGTGCTGCGTCCCGAGGCACCTCGACGGTGGCCGGCGGGAGGCAGTAGTGCTCGGGGTCGTGCTTATGGTGCCACTCGTTGTGGCGCACCTTGTCCTTCACCACTGCACCACAGGTGTTGCAGATCCCCATCTCCGTGTCGTACACCTCCTCGGTGGAAGTGTCGGGGTCCCACGTCGAAGTCTTGACCTCGATGATCTCGTAGGTGTCCGTGTATTCGTTCATGCTGCCACCTCCACAATCTCGGCCTTGGTCGGCCGCTTGAAGAAACCGAACGTCTCGTCGTCGTCGCTGCGCTGCACCGTTGCGGTGAACCGCACCACCTGACCCTTCTCAACGTCAAGGGAGGAAGGAACGGTGCCCCACACTTTGTAGGAACCCTGCTCGGTCATGACCTTGACGAGCATCTTGAATCCCCCGGCGTTGTAGCCGAACGGGCTGGGCTGCCACTTGACGGTCAGCACCTCACCCTCAACTTGGACCTTGCCCTCGATGACGGGGATAGTGGGCTCGACTGGAGCCTCGCCCTTCTCGGCGTCCTTGGCGAGTGCCTTGCAGATGGCCTCGAACTGGCGGTCCGAGAGGTTCCCGTACTGGCGACCCTTGCGGAGCACGTCTTGGATGAAGAGGTTGGCGCTGGCGTCGAGCGCTTCCCAATCGGCCTCGTGGGTCGAGCGGTACTCGTTCCACTCGGTCAGGATGCGCTGGCGCTCCCGGTCGAGTTGAGCAGCCTTCCGCATGCTCTGGAACTCAGCCGTCGCCCGACCGAACCGGTTGCCGAGGCAGGTCTCGCCAACGTGGATGTGGGTCCCCGTGGGGCGGTGCAGCATCTCGGCCCCGTAGCGAAGCCCGTGCTGGCCGCAGTGGTCACATCGGGTGAGGTCTTCGCCGTACTGGCCTCCCCAGAGGGTCGAGTCATAGTTGACCTCTTCGGAGAGGCGGATCATGGGCCGCTCGGTCTCGGTTCCCAGGTCGTAGAAGCCGATCTCGACGTAGTCCTCGGTGGTGAGGGTGGCCGGGCGGTGGATGTCGGTTCGAGTGGTCATGTGACCAGTGTACGAGAAATGAACCGAGTTGTCAACCCCTACAGGATGACGACATGCACCAGGCGCAGGAGATGTAAGGCGACCATCTCCGTCTGCTCAGCCATTTCCCTCCCCTTTCGCCTCGGTGGTGGGGAACGTCACGACTCCATCCTCGCCGAACTCAGCGTCACACCAATGGCAGTGGATTGGGGGCGAGGGTCTGCAAGTCGGTTGCAGTACGGGCATCGGTTGACAAAGACGCGAAGCAGCGGCGACAGGACGCCTCCAGTCCTCCAACGGTCACAGAACCAGCACTCCGTCTGCTCAACCATTCCCCTCCCCCTTCGCCTCGGTGGTGGGCAGGAGGGCGACGGCGTTCACCAGATCGTCGTGGGAGTCGTTCCACTCGTCCTGGCCTGACTGCCAGAGCGACGAGGGCGAGTCAGGGTTGTTGTCCATCCAGATCGCCACAACTCGCCGGGCGGCGTCCGTCACCGCATTGGCGGCGGCGAGGGCGGCTTCCAGTTCAGCGACTCGGGCCAGCAGGTCGGGGATGTCCTGGCGGGCGTTGGCGATGAACTCGCCGTTGAGGTGGTAAAGGTGCTCGTCACGCACTACCAAAGACGGCCCACGGAACGGTTCGCCGTCTGCGTACTTGTGCATCACGCCGAAGGTATCGGTGAACTCCCACGGCCCCGGCGTTGCCGCCTCTGCTCGTGCTCGGATGGCTTCGGTGACGATGTCGGTCACGACTGCTCCTTTAGGGCTGTAGCGAGGGCTTCCTCAAGATTTCGGATCGGCCCAGGCTGCCAGGTGACACGCACCTTCTCCATGTATGCCTCTGCCACCTTGCGGGGAATGGTGATGGTTGGCTCGGGGATGGGGCGAAGTTGGGCGGGATCTGCGGGGCAAACTAGGTCCTCGCCAACGGCAACCATCAGCCATGAGTCGTGGTCTTCACTTTCATACCCCAGCACCCGGCATTTACCCACAAAGCCCCAATCCCATTCACTTCCGATCGGAAACTGCTCTCTGGTGTTAGTAAGGGTTGACACGCATCTCCTCCTCCTCTTGGGCGGTGCTGAACGCCTCCGCACAGTCTTCTCGTTCGTTCTCGTCGTGGTCCGAGATGTCCCTGCCGCAGATGACACAGCGGGTATCGTACTCGATGTCCTCATACTCGATCTCAAAGTGCATTACTTCTCTCCCTCAATCTCGTAGGCGAGGAGTGCTCGACAGAGACGGTCTGCGATCTGGTAAAGCGCTTGCTTGGCTGCTTCGCTCATGCCCCCTCTGGCTTGTGTGCTCGGATCTTGCCCCGACTGGTTACCGCAACCCAGCGTCCACACTCGCACCGAGTAGATCCACCGTAGGGGTGGCTGGCCGAGTAGGTCCCCGAGAACTGGCATTGCGCCGCCTTCTTGGCTGCCTTCGCCAACTCCTCGCCGTTGGTGTACTCGACCGGAGCGGAGGGGAAGCAAACCGTGCAGAGCCATGCCCCGTGGGCGGCGACCGCGTCGGCCTCGGTGAGCCCGCTCAGGTCGGTGAGCCACATGAACGTGGTCGGGCTCTGACCCTTATTGCAGGACGAGCAGTCGGTGGACGAGTGGATGTGTCCACCGGGGACGAGGTAGAACCGGCTCCACCCCTCGTAGCGGGCGTCGGCGTCTTGGTAGGCGTCAAACTTGGCCGCTACCGTAGCCTTGGCGGTGTCGTAAGCGGCAAGCGCATTGGCTACATCGATGAGTCGGTAGGTGGAGAAGAAGCCACTGTCGACCCGGCTCCGCACCTCGTCGATGGAGTAGTTGGTCTCGGTGCCGTTTTCGTTCTTGAAGAAGTACCTCGTCTCGCCGTAGCCGCTGTAATCGGCAACGGGGTTGACGGCGTAGCGGATCTTGTCGCTTGCCCGCTTCGCGGCATGCACGGCATCGTCAAAAGCCACGTAAGCCTTGACGATTGCTGCGTCGATGGTGGATTCCCGCTCGTTGATCTTGGAAGTAGTGGTCATGGGTCCAGCGTACGAGAAATGAACCGAGTGGTCAACCTATGTCCACAATGCCTTCTCTAAACTTGAGGCAGCCGCTTCGGGTGGCTGCTTTTCCACCTTAGGAGACTTGATGGCGATTCTTACTTGCTACGACGCTGCGTATCCGCTGGCGAACCCGCCTGCTACCGATGTCGTGCTCATCTACTCGGGCGGCAACGCTACTCATATTTGGACTGCTGCGGAGATTGCTGCACAGAAGGCTCGCTTCCGTCTCCCCTGTTGGGTGCGCTCGAACCCGGTGCAAGCCAATTCCGTGTTGGATGCAAACGCAATGGTCGCATGGTTGCATGCCCACAAGGTTCCCGCTGGGGTGGCTACGGTCCTCGACCTTGAGACGGCCGTCGCCCCCGCCTACGTGAACTCCTACGCTTCGATTTTGCATGCAGCCGGATACAGGGTTCTCCCCTACGGCTCGACCTCAACGCTGTTCAATAACCCCAAGTGTGACGGCTACTTCTCTGCTGAGCCGGGCGCTAAGTCGATTGATGCTCGTTGCGTTGCGACGCAGTACGGGTACGAAGGCACCTACGACCTTTCATGGATTGAGGACACCGTGTCATTATGGGATACCGCTCCACCTGCGCCGAAGCCGAAGCCGAAGCCACTGCCTGCCCCCACGACTCCGATTACCGTTCACATTGTCGGTGCGACTGAGGCGGCGGAACCTGGCGTGACGAGGGCCGTGCAGTCGCTCTTGCTGGCGAAGTTCAACTACGACCTTGGAACGACCGGTCCGCACAAGAACGGCATCGATGGGGTTTTTGGTGCCAAGACCGAAGCAGCCGTGAAGGCGTTTCAGACTGCCCACAAGATTGCCCCTAATGGATTAGTGACCAACACCACTTGGGTTGCTCTGTTGGAGGCATGAGATGGCGGAAGACCAAGGTAGTGAGCACGCGTCGATTAGGGATGTCTACGAACTCGTAGACCGAAGCCGCAAAGAAACCACCGAACAAATTGGTGCGCTTTCTGAGCGCTTCGAGACGTTTGCCCAGGCGAATGAGCACCGTCTCTCCGTTGTAGAAACTCATCAGGCAGCCCAAGCGCAGCAGATGTCCGAAGTCTCCTCTCGGCTCGACAAGCACAACATTGACATTGGCAATTTGAAGGAATCTCAAAAGGCCAGTGCCGCCGCTGACGCTGCGATTGAGGAGAAGAGCAGGACGGATTCTAATCGCCACATTGCCCTAACGGGCGCTGCAGCCGCGATTGCTGCAGCGCTGGCGACCCTCTTCAATCGCATCCACTTTCACTAACCGCACGACCCCAAAGAGAAGGGCGGGTCAAGTGTCGAGTGTCGCCATCCTTGTGCCGATCCTCAATCGTCCGCATCGCATCGAGCCTTTGTTGCAATCCATTGCAGACTCGACCACCTTGCCGCACCGTGTCGTGTTCGCTGCAAGCGATCAGCCGAGCATTGACGAACTGACCAGACTCGGTGCGTCATTCATTACCGATGAGGGCGGGGACGAGGGATCTTACCCGAGGCGGATCAACCGGCTCTACGCAGAGACGACCGATCCCTACCTCCTCCTTGCAGCCGACGACTTAGCGTTCCGTCCGCAGTGGCTCGAAGAGGCCATGAAGGTCATGGAAACGCTTGACGGTGTCGTGGCGTTGAATGATCAGTACAACCCGGCCGGTGTCCACTTCCTCGTGAGCCGCAACTACATCGAGACGTTCGGTGGTTGCATGGACGATTCAGGTGTCGTGCTCCATGAAGGCTACCGGCACGCCTACTGCGACGATGAGTTCCGTGCGACGGCTCGTGCTCGTGGGAAGTGGGCTCTCGCCCATTCCGCAGTGATTGAACATCTCCATGTTGGCGCAGGCAAAGCCCCGATGGATGAGACTTACCGCATTGGCGAAGCCGCCATGCCCCATGACTTTGGCGTCTTCATGTCACGCGCCCACCTCTGGAACACAGGAGATTAGATGGCGACGATCACTCAACTCCCCGCTCCCCTGACGCTGAACGCTGTCGCAGGGAACCCGGCCATCTTGACGTTCGCCTTGACGGCGACTGACTCGTCTGGCAACCCGATCCCCTGGTCGTCGATCACGAACTACGCGATGAACGTCTACGACCAGTACGGCAACGTCCTCACTGCGGCCACGCCAACGGTGACCTCTCCCTCGTCGGGGAACGTGACCGTGACGTGGAGCGCTGCACAGACCTCCGTGCTCGGCCAGCACCAGCAAGCCCGCATGGCGTTCTCTGTCTACATCAACGGCGTTGGTCCCTACACCCTCGCATCTGGCCAGATCGTGATGACCCCGGAGGCGTACCCCTCGTGACTGAACCTGTGAACGTGACCGTCGGCGCTGCGTCCGTTGGACTCGCAGTGTCGCTTCAAGATCAGACCGTCGCCCTCACCGCTCCGGTGGGGGCTGCCAGCGTCGCGCTTGGAGTCACGGTCGGCGGGGCGGTTTCGTTCTCGCTCGGCACCATCGACCCGGTCTACTCCGTCGGAGTTGGTTCCGCGGCATCTATCGGCGTCTACTCCGCATCGGTCGGGCAACTCGGCGTCGTCGCTCTCGGAACGGATCTCGGTGGCACCGCAGCATCTCCGATCGTTGTCGGTCTCGACGGGACCCCGCTCGGTCCGCTCGCGGTCGCGAGCGTGGGGCAAGTGCTGCAGTGGAACGGCACAGCGTGGGTCCCCGGCACGATCACCTCGGGCGTGACTTCGGTCAATGGAGCGACTGGCGTCGTTGTCCTCAACGCTGCCAGCGTGGGGGCGGACCCGGCTGGCAGCGCCGCTGCTGCTTCAATGCAACTTCTGCCGCTCTCTGGCGGGACGCTCACGGGTCCGCTGGCGGGGACGAGCGCGTCGTTCTCTGGCGAGATCGTCGCTCAGGACTTCTCTGCGACCGGCATTGGCTCGGCATCTGCAGGGGCGCGGTTCGTCGGCGGGACGACCTCCGGCGCTCCGACGAGCGGGACGTTCAATGCTGGAGACTTCATCATCGACCAGACCGGCAAGATCTGGTTCTGCAACGTCGCCGGTTCCCCTGGCCAGTGGTTCACTGCTGGGAAGACGGCGGTGGTTCGGTCAACCTCTGCGAGCGTTGGCCCGAACGAGCAGACGGTCTGGAACGGCACCACGGCTGCTCAGACTCTCACGCTCCCTACTGCGGCAGTGTCGGGCTACACCAACATTCTGGTGAACTACAGCACTACGCTCGCCGGGTCGGGAACGGTCACGATTGCCCCGAACACTGGCCAGTCGCTCAACTACTTCGGCAAGACTGGCAACTACAACTTGAGCCAAGGCGAAAGCGTCATCTTGTCTTACGTTGCCACGAGTGCGACGACGGGAACGTGGTACGCGGTCGAGGCGAACAACCTCGCCTACGCCTTCTTCCCTGAGGCAAGCATCACGGCGACTGGGTCGACGCTCAACAACGCTGCTCCGCTTGCACTCGGCTACAACCTCGTAACGGGCGCGACGGCGAGTGCGAACTACGGCTCTGGGACTGGCGTGATCCTGCCAAAGCCCACCATCCTCGGCACGCAGATCCTCGTCGAGAACACTTCAGCGAACTGGTTGGTGATGTACCCGACTCCGGGCGGCAACATCGACGGTGGCGGGCAGGACAGCCCCGTTTGGCTCCCTCCGAACTGCGTCTGGACTGGCGTCTTGAACTCCCTAAGCCCCGTTGCTTGGACGAGCCTCGTTCCCGGCATGGTCGGCTCACCTGGCCAGACGACGATTGCCTACGGGTACGGGAACGCCTCTGTCGGACTGACCACGACCGGCGTGTCGGCGAACACCTACGGGCTGTCAGCCTCGACCTCGCCGACGTTGACGATCGACTCCTACGGGCGCATCACGGCGGCGTCCTCTACCCCTATCGTTATCCCCGCTTCGCAGTTGTCCTCCGGCTCCGTCAACACGACCGCTGGACAACTGACGGGTGGCGGTGCGCTATCGAGCAACCCGACGCTCGGCCTTGCGACGAGTGGAGTGTCTGCGAATACCTACGGGCTCTCGGCGTCGACTTCGCCGACCTTGGCAATCGACGCCTACGGGCGCACCACCGCAGCATCTTCAACGCCCATCGCCATCCCGCACACCTCGGTCACCGACTGGGCGTCGAACGTGAGCGCTCTCGGTCTGAGTGTGCAGGCTGCCACTGGTGGCACGACGTGGAACGGGACTGCGGCTGACGGTGGGACGATCGTCCAGTGGACCGGCTCGGGCACGTCGACCTACAACCTGCCGACGACGGTCCCGTCGACTCCGTGGTGGGTCATCGTCACCAACTTGAACACGACCGGCAACGTGCAGTTGGCTCCAGGGTCGAAGTTGCTCAACAACGGCAGTACGGGGTACACGGTCCAGCCTGGCCAGTCCGCTCTGGTCTGGTCCGACGGATCGAACTACCAGATGTTTGCCAACTTCTCCCCGGCCACCTACACCTTCTTGAACAACCTCGCGACTGCGTTCACCTTGATTACTACATCGGCGTCGGTGTTCCAGGGATCGACCAACACTAGGGTTGTGTTCACCGGCTCGGCGTTCGGGCAGACAGTGACGTTCCCTTGTTACTCGGCTGGCGCCATCAACATAGTCACCAACGACTCATCGCAGCCAATCAACATCGTAAGTGGCAACACGGCTGGGACTGCCGGTGTCGGCGTCATCACGAAACTCGACGGGACGACGACGGTCGCTGGTGGTGTTGGCTCCGCCTCCGTCTCCGGAACTCCAACCATCACGAGCGGTACGGGTGGGAGTGTCACCGTCGGGGCTGCGACCTTCCCGTTCCCTGCCTCTGGTGGTTCGATCTACGTCGTCCACAATGGCGCCGGGTATGCCATGCCTTACACGTCCTACTCGGCGAGCACGTTTGTCATTCCGAGCACCTACTCCGGCCCGACCGTGACGCTTGGGCCGAATGACTTGGTGACCTCGTACGGGTTTCTGTTGTCGCCGAACTCTTCGGTGATGATGCTCCAGCAGACGTCGACGGCGTGGTGGGTCGTGTCTCAGAGCAGCAGTGCGAACTCACTCTACGGCGGTCCGGTGTGGAACTACGTCCCGCTGACCAACATCTTGACCTCTGCGATCACCAACGGGTCGACGATCACATCTCTCTCGACATCTGCTCTGCCGTATGCAATCAACGCCGGGTCGGTCCAACTTGTACTCGGGGCTACGAATCAGATTCTCGCGACAAGTGGGGCGTCCGTCGGGTCGACGAGCATCCCCATCACTGGATCTCCGGTGGCATCGTTCGGCGCATCAGTTGGGACTGGGATCTTCCCGAACAGCATCACGCTCCAGAGCCCGTGGACTCACGCAGATCAAACCGGAACTGCATGTCAGTTGGCGGTCGGCCTAACGAGCGGCGTATCGAGCGGGTCAACGCTGACCGTGTCGCCGCTGAAGTTCGCTCTGCCAAGCGGGGCAACGGTCTACGTCTTCGCTAGCACGTCCACCTACCAGGCGTTCACCCTGACGGCGCGAGCCGAGATTGGGGCGACAACGCTCTACGTGACTGCACAGACCGCGAACGCTACGTACAACACCGCCACCAGAGTGGTCGTGGTCGGCTCGGGAACAGTGACTCTGACGCAGAATGTCTACTTGCCTGCTGCGACTGCTGCCGGGCAACAGGTCGTGGTCGAGCGGACGCTTGGCGTCGCAATGACGGTGTATGCCCCGACGAACTCGACTCTCGGTGGCAATAACTCCTCTTACACCATCCAAGCCGCTGGAGCCAACCTGGGAGCAGTAGTCGTGTTCCAGAGTGCCACTGGCGGAGAATGGCAGCCGGTTGGATCGTTCTCTACTGACTTTTCCCACGGTTACCAAGTCTCTGGCACGCTGGAAATGTACAACAACTCGCAGTTTCGAGCGGTCCCAACGACGTTCACGTCGGCGCAAACGCTTGGGTCGGGTAGCGGCCAGTACCAGAACCTGTCGATGCTGTTCTCGAACTCATCCACGACCCCGTACACCTCCACGTTCGGGACGTCGATGACGACGGGCATCGTCATGTGGATTGAGAACTCTGCATCGTCGGCTGGCGCGGTCATCTTCAACTGCGCTGGGACCGGGACCATCGGAGGACTCTCTTCCTTGACGCTCCCTCCAGGTTCCAGCATGTGCGTTCGAGTTGACGTCGCGGGGAATAACCCCGTCATCGCCGTGCTCGGTTTCTTCGGTCCAAACAGTGTCGAACCGGCGACGCTGCTCGAAGGGCTGCCGTTCACGGTGTACGGCCACTCGTTCACGACGCCGCTGCAGAACAACGCGATCTCTTGGCCTCCCGCTCAGGGCGGCACCTTCGCCCCGGCTGGGAACGGACTGGCATGGTCATGGCCGAACCGAGTCGCGCTGCGACTGCGGACGATGGACTATGCGCTCGGTCGCCTCGGCTCGCTCCGCCTCGGAGGCATCCCCGGCACGACCCTGGCGACTACGGCGAACACGATTGTGTCTGGCAATGGCCTGCGGAACTCTGGTGGTGTCTCGGACGCTGACGCCTACAGCGACCTCCAGTGGAACCCCGGTCATGGCGCTGTCGCAGGATCGTACGGCTTGACTCCTGCATCTGGGCTGACGACGCAGAGCGCAGCGGACCCCGGAATCGTGGCGATGAGTTGTGCAGTCAACGACGCGACCGCTCAGACCCTCCACCAGAACTCCGTCTTCGGCGGATGGTGGACAATCATGCACCGGGGCGGCACGGGCTACTCGTCGAACAACCTCTACATGTGGAGGGACTACGGCATCACGTTCCAGGGAACGGGGCTCAACGCGAACTCGAACGGGATCGTAGGTAACGGTAGCAACTCGTACAGCACGCTCTACTGCTCGCCGCTGCCCTACACGATCTCATCTGGGCAGACGTTCCTGATTGCTAACGGTTCGTCTCTGGGCAACGGGGCTTCGTACCTGGCAGCGACGGCGAGCGCTACTGCCTCCATCGGAGCGACGCAAATCAACATCAACACCGTGACCCCTGCCTCCGGCTCATACTCGGTGAGTCAGACGTCCAGCCCGGTGAAGATGTACCCCGCCTACCTTCTCGGCACCGAAGCGACCGCCGCTGCATGGAGCACGGCGACCTCCGCAGCAAGCGTGCAGGCAGCGCTCGCTGCGCTGAACTACTCAACGACAGTGAAGGTGTCGACGCCAACATCACCAACGGTGTCCACGACGAACGGCTCGACCTCTGCATCAGTGACGTCAGGGACAACCTATGCAGCGGACTACTTCCAAGTCGGCGACTACGCCACGATCAACGCGGCTGGTTACACCGTCGCATCCGTGGGACCCGCGTCAGTCTTCCTCCTCGGCAGCAATGCTGGGTCGACCGGGTCCTACACGGCGACCATCGTCAACCGCTACCGCTTCTACTACACGACTCCCGCTCCCGTTGCGGGGGCGGGGTCACTCCTCGGGAACCCGGTGTCTCTAGTCGGCATGGCTGGGGCGGCCCAAGACACGGTCACCACAGCGTACGGGGGCTACACCAGTGACACGCCGCTCTACACCATCCCGCAGTCTGGCATTATCACCACGACAGCGGGGACGACTTCAGCAAGCATCCCCGCAGCAGGCACCATCACGACGACTCGCGGGTCGCAGATCGCTTCATTCACTGGGCCTCCTCCTGCTCCTGGCCAGCCCATCTGGATTGCTGGGGCGGGACTGAGCGGTACGCACTTCCAGACCAACGTCCAAGGGGTCGGCGTGGCGTGGGGCTTGACGGCCTCGCAGGTCCGGCTGGCGAGCGCCGCGAGCGCGGGCACCGGGTCGAGCGCGAACTGGTGGACGGTCCCCGCTCAGTACGACGCGATCCAGTCCGCCCCTACGGTCCTGACAATCACGCCTGGGGCGACGAGCGGCAACGCTCAGGCGACTGGTGGATACCTCACTGCATGGTACGGAGGGGCGTCCGCGGTTGTCTCGTACAACACTCCAGCATCGGCTGTCGCGACCGCCCTGCAAGGTCTCACGATCGGTTCTGGGGCGTCTTGCTCGGCAACTGGTGGGTCGGTGAACTCTGCTGCCACTGTCCTGACGTTCACCTCTCCAGTCGCCGGGCTCTGGGTCGACTTCTCGACGCTCACGACGAACTTCGGCATGGCCGGTGGCTACACCGCGGCCTGGACGACGGCGAGCGCGAGCGGCACGTTCAGCGGTGTCCCGACATGGAGCGGCACGCCCTTCTCGTCCAACCTGACCTGCACAACTGCTGCGACGATGGCAGCGGCTGCATCGGTCAACGCTCGCCTCGCATCGAGCCAGTGGTATGGCGTGAGCAGTGCGATCTACGGTGGAGCGGGCTTCGCCGGGGTCAAGGCTGCGTGGAAGAACGGCCTGACCGCGTCGCTGCGGTGGTTCAAGTCTGACGCTGGCGCAGCGAACAACGGCTACGCAGCCTTCAGTGGCCCGAACAAGGCGACGACGACCCTCCCATCAACTTCGACTACCCGATGCACCACGAGCATTTACGGCGCTGCCGTGCCGCCCGGCTACACGGGTGGGCAGTTCCCCTGGGGGCAGGTCATCTACCTTCAAGGTAACGGTTTAGACACTTCGCTTTCATGCCCGCAAGTGGGCGCGTACGCGACGGTAACGGGTGGCGGTTTCACTACGGTCAGCGGGACTGTCCTGTATGTCGGCCCGAACTCGTCGTACTTCGTGATTAGCAACGCGACATCACAGAGCACGCTGAGCGGCATCGTAGCGAACTACACTCTCGGTGGCGCCAGCGTCGGGGCAGCATCGGTCTCCCTCAACGGCTCAACCACTCCAGTTGTCGGCGACTACCTCTATGACGTCGTGGTCGGACACACGAGTTATCTGGCCACGGGAACGAAGATCACGTCAGTGACGGGAGCCTCTCCGAACTGGGTTGTCGGCTTGAGCGCTTCGGTGGTTACGGCAGCAACAGGTGACGTGGTCACCATGAGCACGTACGACTTGCTGACGGCGACGTTCAATGACTGGGTGACTGAGGCAGACTCATACGCCACGGGCACACCGACGTACACGTCGAACACTAACTTCGGTGGCTCTGGGAACCAGAGCGCTACAGCGCCGAACGCTGGAGTCGTGAACCTGGGCTGCTCGAACACCTACGGCAGCACCATCCGGACGACCAGTGTCTCGTCGACTCCTCCGTCGTACGTGCTCACGGTCAACGACGCTCAGAGCGCTGGCGAAGTCATCGCCCTCTACCCCGTCTACCCGTACCAGAACAACGACCTCACGGTGTCCAACAGTTACTCCACGGGCTTCTCGATGGTCGCCAGCGTCGGCCAGACGAGGTACGGCGTGCGCACCTATGGGATGCCGTCGGCGAGGACTCCCTTGCAGACGAGCCCGCTGCGGACGCAGGGCACGGTGGCGGCTCCGCTCTCGGTGACTGGTGGGTCGGTGAACACGGTGACCATCACCAAGCCTGCTGGGGACACCCTCAGCCCGACGCTCCACACGGGTCTGCCGGTGGAGTTCGACTGCGTCTTCACCACGACGCAATACCCGCCACTCGTCCTTCTCGTGGCGGAGTACTCACCACCGGCGCAGACGCTGCTCTTCATGTCACAAGCCTTCTGCGAACTCATGCAGTCGTACGCGGACGTGTCGAGTCAATCGGAGTTCGCATGGTACGTGGTGACCGTGCCTCCGATGACGACTCTTCTCGCCAGCGATCTCAACGGCTCGACCTACCAGCAACTCCACCCGAACAACACCGGCCAGCAGAAGATGACGACGTACCTGTCGAACTGGATGGCGGCGAACGTGCCGCTCTGGTACTACGGGCCGCTCCCCTTCAGCCGGTACAACTCTCAAGGCATCGCACTGAGCGCTGGCACTACCGGCCTCGGCTCACGTATCGGCTACGCCTAGACCTGCGCCCACGGAGGCAAACATGACCATGACCAGCGCGTACGCACCTTTTGATGTCTCGTACAGTCAGCGGACTCCGTACTTGACCGTTACGGAGTACCAGAACGCCCCGACCGCTTTAGACATCGGTAACCTTGTGGCAGGTGGTAGCCCTCTCGTTCAGCAACAGGCGCTCCAAGAGGTCATTGGGCGCGCCTCGTCTTGGATGGATCAGTTCTGTTGCGGAGCGTGGGGGACCCTTGCTGCGACGCAGAACATCGAGAACGGTCGAGTGTGGGGGAATCGTAATGGGCAGTTAGTCGTCCACCCGAAGTACTGGCCCATCTTGTCGGTGGACACCTTCTCCTACAGCGCCATTGGTGGGAACCAGTGGGGAGTAGGTGGTCTGTCCGGTGGGTTTGGAACGACCGCCGCTTCGATCACCCCGGCGGGGAACATCTGGATTGAGCCACAGCAGTTCGTGGTGTCTCCTTCTGGTGTGTCATCATGGAACGTCAACTCCGCGCAAGGCATCGGCACCGCCGAGTACTTCTGCGAGTGGACGTACACGAACGGTTGGCCGGTCACCACCTTGGCGGCTTCGGTCGCTGCAGGGTCTCAGTCGATCACGTTGACGAACGTGACCGGGATCTTCCCCGGCACCGCGCTCACGCTGTACGACATGCCCAACGATGAGCAGATCCAAGTGGCGTCGACCTACTCGGTCGGCGCTTCGGTTGTGCCTCTGGTGTCCCCGCTGCAGTACACCCACTTCAGCGCCATGGCGACCAACCTGCCCCCGGCGATCAAGCAGGCAGCGATCCTGGCGACGACGGCGTTCATCAAGGAGCGGGGGTCCGGTGCACTCGTGGTGAACGACATCGGTGAGGTCACCCACAGTGAGCAGGGATCAGTCCAGAACAGTGCCGGCGATTGGGCACAAGCGGAGTTCTTGCTCATGCCGTTCCGTCAAACGTTCGTGGGGTACTAATGCCCAAGACCGAAGTCCGCAACGCGATTGAGGCGTACCTCACCCCACAGAAGTCGAACATCACTCACCTTGGGGCGGTGTACCCCGCGCTCCCGAAGGTGGCGAACGAGAGCGACCTGTTCGCGTTCGAGCCGCCCGGTACTGGTGTTGGTGCGCTGATCTTCATGTTCATCGAGTCCCAAGAAGAGACTCGCATTGCGTTCGGTGGTCCCTACAACGGGCGCAAGTTTCGTCCCTACACCTTGGCGCTGCTGTGCGTCATGAAGAGCGACCTGCGGACTGCTGCGGAAGGACAAGCCGAGTTCGATACGTTTATCGACTCCCTCACTGCGTACATCCAGGCAGACCGCAACGCCGGGGATCCCTCGGTGATCTTCCAGTGGGGTGAGGGTGGCGAGCGTTCCGGCCCCGACCTACGTATTGACTACCCCGTGCCGAAGACGAGCAAGGGTGGGGTCATGATCTTTCAGGCGGTGGCCCGCATCACCGTCTGTGAAGTGCTCGACACCTAGGAGGCAACGCCGTGAGCACATACAAGTACGCCTACGTCGGCGACCAGCCAACTGTCTTCACCTCTCTGCAGAACGAGGACGGGACGACTTGGGTTCCGGCGAAGGGCGAGGTGATTGAGTTGAGTGAGCCGGTAGCACACCCGCTCCTCCGCTTGGTCACGGCAGCACCCGTCATTGAAGTTGATGACGTAACCGACCCAGAACCGGACGACGTGCCGGACAGCGACCCGGTCTCTGAGCCGGCGAAGAACGAGGAGAAGTAACCGTGCCATTTTTGACCGCGAACTCCTACTTTGGCCTTGCGCCAGAGTCGACCTACGGAACGGCGGCGTCGATTGCGACGTTCACCCCCGTGACGAGCCCGAAGGTCGCCAACGACGTGACGTGGCTAGACGACAGCGCCTTCCGTGGCTCCCCTGTCGATCACTACGATCAGGTCCCTGGCGTCATCAAGGCTGCCTACGACGGGAAGACCTACATCTTCTCCGACGTGTTCCCGCATCTCGTCAGAGCCGCCCTCGGTTCGACGGACAGCGTTGGTGCCTCGGTGACGGTGGTGAACTCTGCCGGCGCATCGGTGACCGCTTACCCGCACACCATCGGTCTGCAGAACCAGGCCAACACCGGGTCCCAGGCTCCGTCGTACACCATCATCAACGACTCGGTCGACAACTCGTACCAGTTGACCGGTGCTCGTCTGAGCGACCTGGCGATTGCGGTGTCGGTGGACGCGGCGATTGACGCCACGTTCTCCTTCATGGGCAACGCCGCTTCGGTGGTGGCTTCGGTCTCCCCGAACGAGTCGACGCAGCACTTGGTCCCGGCGTGGAGCACGTCTGCGTCCATCAGTGGTGCATCGGTGGCGGTGATTGAGTCCCTTGAGATCAACATCAAGCGCAACGCCACCTCGATCCACACCCTTGGACAGCAGGGTCCTTACAACAACTTCCAGTCGCCGATCTCCGTTGAGGGCAAGTTCCTCTTCGTGGTTGAGGCGAACGAGACGTTCTACGCCAACGCCTTGCAGCGTGCTCAGTTGCCGGTGCGGCTGCAGTTCACTGACCCGGCCACTGGTTACAACGTGGTTGTGCAGATGTCTGCGGTCCAGTTGGAAGCCCCGGTCATTGACCAGAGCAAGTCCTACGTGACCTTGCAGGCCAACTTCGTGGCCGTCGCCAACACCACCGACGCGGTGGCGGGTGGCTACTCCCCGATCAAGTTCATCATCACGAACGGGCAGTCGACGCAGTACTAAGCCGACCCCCCTGGCCCGAAGAAAGAAGGTGCCGACATGGAGATGAGTCAACTCTTCAGCCGGCGCACTGACGCGGCAGTAGATTTCAGGCCAGACGTTCGGCCCGAGTCTGCTTCCGCGCAGTTGCGCCGGCTGTCGCAGCATTTGCGGACGGACGTTCCGCCCGCTGACGACATCATTGATTGCCCAGAAGCACTTGCCGCGTTGCGTGAGTACACGTACCGCAAGATCTTCACGCAGACCTCTCACGAGGACTTCGTGAGGTTGGACAGCACCTCGCCAGAGGTCATTGACTGGCTGATCGCTGTCCATGAAGTAGCAAGCGACGCACACCGGCAGCGCCGGTAACCCAAACAAAGGAGACAGAAGTGCCCATCACCATTGACCTCCCCGGTGGGGAGACCGCCGTCCTGCGTGACGACGCAGACATGACCAACCGTGACGTGAAGGCGCTGCGCCGTGCAGCCCGCATTGCGTCCGGCATCGTCAACCGCCTCAAGGCGTTTGGCTTCGATGAGAACGACCCCGATACTTGGACCTCCTTCGCTGAGTTGTCCGAAGAGGACGCCGAGTCGCTTGACCTGTTCCAGCGCCAGTGCGTCGTCACCCGTCTGCAGTCATGGACGCTCGGTCGTGACCTCCCGAAGACCGTGGACGAGGTAGACGACCTGCCCCGTCCGATCTACGCCGCGATCACGGGGGCAGCGACCAAGATCAACCTCGCCGACGACTTCGGGGTTGAGAACGCTGCAAACCCTTCAGTGGCTACCGGAGACTCCGTCAACTAAAGGCGGCGCTCAAAGGTGGCCTGCTCCTAGAACCTCTGGACACTGAGACGGCGGAGTTGTACCGGGCCTACCGGTACTGCACGCTGTTCCACTGTTCGATGTCGGAGTACGAAGACCGTCCCTACTCGGAGACCTCGTGGATGCTTGAGATCGACGCGGTGTACCAAGAAGTCGTGAACTCCGAGCAGCAGTAGGAGCCCCGTGAAGATCAACGTCGACCTTGCGAAGTTCTCCAAGAGCATCGAAGCCCTCATCGAAGCAGTCGATGAAGGAACGCGCCTTGGAGTGGTCGACGCCATCTCACTTGTAGAGCGGGAAGCGAAGCGGAACTTCGCCGGGCAGATCTCCATCGGGCAGGCTCGACCTCCCGGTGGGGATCGCCCGTGGGCGCACAGTGAAGCACTGAAGCGTTCCATCACCCGCTTCCCCACCGTGCCCATGCAGATCGGCGTGGGGCAATACGAGCAGAAACTCGCTCCGACCATGGTCTACGCACGGCGCGTCGAACTTGGTTTTGTTGGTCGGGACAGCCTCAATCGTCTGTACAACCAACCGCCGTACCCGTACATGAAGCCGGCGCACGAGCGTGCCTTACCCCAACTCCTCGGCATCTTCAAGTCGCATTGGTCGAGGGCAATAAGAGGGAACCAACATGGCTGAGATCCTTGAACCAGTAGTCGTCTCCATTGCGGGCAACACCACTGAGTTCATCGCGTCTCTGGTCGAGGCGCAGCGTCAAGCAGAAGAGTTCGCCAAGAAGACGGACAGCATCGGTGGGACCGGTGGGCTTGGGAACCTTGGCGCAGGTGCGGCGGCAGACACCGAGAAGATTGTCAAGAACGCAGAGCAAGAAGGCTCGCGGGCTGGCATAGGGTTTGGCTCGCACATGATGAGTGGGCTGGAGAAGTCCCTCTCCATGCTTGGAAGTTTTGGTCTTCCCCTCGGACCGTTGCAAGAAGGTCTTCGTAAGACGAGTGACGCCGCCCACGGCACCGCCAAGGAAGCCACCGGCCTGTTCGACACGTTGGCGGGGTACGGCAAGGTCGCTGCCATTGGGCTTGGGGCGACGTTCGCCGCTGCGGCTGGTGAGGGCATCCACCTCTCCATTTCCTTGCAGAACGAGTCTGCGACCCTAGCGGCCAACGCCAACATCTCGGTCGCCCAGGCGACCAAGATCTCCAATGCGTTCTTGGACACCGCCGGCACCGCCGAGTACTCCGCCCAAGAGATGACCACGGCGTTCGCCGGGGTTGCTGGTCAGTTGGCGGCGACGAAGGGTAGTGCGCTCACCACTGCTCAGTCCGTCCACTTCATGCGGCAGTCCATGGAACTCGCCACGGCGACCGGGACCAGTCTCAACACCGCTACGAAGACCATGGCGGACACCTTGCAGGCGTTCCAGTTGAACGCTTCGCAAGCCGGTCATGTCGCTGACATCTTGACCGTTTCTTCGCATATGACCGGTCAGAGTATCGGCGGCGTTGAAAAGTCATTGACAAGAGTTCGCTCGTCCCTTGGTTCGGTGTCTCCCCCAATTGGGCAACTCGCCAGTCTTTTGGTTGACATGACCAAGCACGGCGAAAGCGGCCGTAAGGCCATGGCTACCCTGCAGACCACGTTCACGTCGTTCCTCAAGCCGGCGCAGCAAGTGGCGAAGGCACAAGATCAGTTGAAGGTAGGTCTCCAAGACCTGCCTCCGCATCTGCGCGCCCTGGCAGCGGAGTATGAGAAGGGCAACGTCCAAGCCTCGGTGATTTCAAAGGCGACCAAGGGTCTTACCATCGGACAAGCCGCATTGTGGGGGCAGTTCAAGAAGGGTGCCGACGCCGTCAGGTTGTCGAACAGTTCTCTGCAGATGATGGGTGTTCAGGCGCTCGACTCTCACGGCAAGTTGAAGCCGCTAGAGAACATCATTGGCCAACTGCACAACCGCATCAAGGGACTTGGCCCGGCCCAGGCCGCTGCGACGTTGAGCGCGATGGGCTTTGGCTCGGGTGCTGCGAAGATGGTCCCGGTTATTGAAGCCGGGGTGAAGGCGTACAAAGACACCGTCACTCAGGTGACTCATGTTGGTTCTGCACATGAAGCCGCTGCCAAGCGCAGTCAGTCGCTCCAAGTGCAGTTCATGATCATGAAGGCTGCCGTCGAGGACCTGTTGACCAAGTTGGGTCAAGCGCTCATGCCGGTCATCCACGCGGTCGTTGGTGCGTTTGCCAAGGTCATTGGTGTTGTCGTGCGTTGCAAGCCGCTGCTCATTGGACTTGCAGTGGTGGTTGGTGGGATCTTGACCGCGACCATCGGTGCGTTTGCCATCCGTGGACTCGGCAAGTTGATTGCGATGCTGTCTGAGGCCGGCGGGTCGGTCATGAAGTTTGGCCGCAAGATCCATGATCTCGTTCCACCGATTAGTGCTGCCAAGCGTGCCGAGGAGGAGCACGCTGCAGTGGCGCGTGAGACTTCTCAGAAAATGCAGAACTACGCTAAGGCTCTGACCAATTCGGTTGAGTACAACACCGAGCAACAGACTCGGGAGTTGGAGTCGTTGGCTGAGGCTTCTGGCAACACTGAGCGGGTCTGGCAATCGTCGATGGCTGGGATTGCTGAAGCCTACGGTGCTGCCACCGACGAGGTTGCTGCTGGCACTTCGGCTATGGAAGGGTCGATGGACAGCGTCATGGCGACCGCCGAGGCAGACGGTCCTGCTACCGGGTTGGCACTCGACTCCATGCTTGGCCCCATCGGTCTCCTCATCCCGATCATCATGCTCGTGGCGACGCACTGGAAAGAAATCTGGGGCGTCATCAAGAAGGTTGCCGTAACGGTGTGGCATGTTCTTGATGGTGTGTGGGAAGGGATCAAACATGCCGTCATTACTGCGTTCGAGTTCATCAAGCACCACCTGAAGATCATCATCGAGGCCATCGTGGCGATCATCTTGGGTCCGATTGGCATTTTGGTCATCTTGCTCGTCACGCACTGGAAGCAGGTAAAGAAAGATGCCATCGAAGCATGGAACTGGCTGCTCAACTTCTTCAAGGAGATCCCCGGCAAGATCATTGGCTTCTTCTCCTCTGCGCTCAAGTGGCTTGAGAAGGCTGGCAAGTGGATCTTGCAAGGATTGTGGACCGGTCTCAAGATTGAGTGGCGCATCGTAGAGTTCTTCTGGGTCCAACTGCCGTTGAAGATTCTTGGATACTTGGCAAGCGCTGGGCAATGGCTCTATCACACTGGCCTCGACATCATCAAGGGTCTTTGGCACGGCATTGTTACTGCGGCGAAGGATGTGTGGAACTTCTACACCAGCATCAATTCCAAGATCCTTGGTTTCTTTGTAAACGCCGGCAAATGGTTGATCAATGTCGGCATCGACATCATCAAGGGTCTGGCAAATGGAATTGGTAAGGGTGCCAAGTTTGTTTGGGATGGGGTAAAGAACATCGGGGGAGGAATCCTTCATACCTTTACGAGTTTCTTTCACATCTCGTCACCCTCACGGCTCATGAGTGTCCACGGCCTCTACCTCATGCAAGGTCTTGCTAACGGCATCGAAGAGAACTTGAATGAAGTGCAAGGCTCTTTGTACCGCGTCACTCATTTGTTCACTGCATTCCAAAACAGTCTGCTGTCGCTGTTCGGTACGGCGAGTACGTGGCTCACCAAGGCCGGCCACGATATTACCTACGGGCTGGTGAATGGGTTGACCTCTGGGATGGCGGCGGTCATGCAAGCCATGTTGCACCTGCGAGCCATGATGTCGTCAAACGCTTCAACGCTTGCACAATCGTTTACCGCATCATTACAAACGTCATTGCAAACGTCGCTGTCGTCGATGTCGCTCAATGTGGCAACTCCCGCGGCAGTGCCCGCAGGTGGTGGATCTTCGACCGTGTTGTACGTCACTTCCCCAATCAGCATCGACGGCCGTACCGTGGCCCAAGTGGTGACGAAGTACCAATTGAAGGACGCCCGAGGCACGGGGTCGGTGTATGGACGTTACGCAGGTGGTAACCAAACCGGGCTTTCGACCGGTACGAACGTCAACGGTATTTCCCGCTAATCAAAGGCAAGGGACATGACTATTTCAGCCGTACAAAACGTCAATGCTTTGGGCGGTGCATCGGTTTCTACCATTGCTGCGACCTTGCCTTCTCCAACCGGATCCGGCAATACACTGATCGCTACTATTGCTTGCCAGTACGGCTTGAGCGTGGCGAGCATTGTTGATACTGCAGGCAACCCTTGGATCAGGGCGGCGGTCGCATCTGGTACTGGTGCGTCGGTTGGTCAATCTATTGGTTTCCCAACGACGACGAGTAGTTCGCCCGTCAATCTGCCAATTGCAGGTTACGGGACCTCGATGGCTGTTTTGAACCCTGCGGTGTTTTCTGCTTCCGGTGGAAGTGGATTCGTTGGTATCAGTGGAAGCGTTTTTGCGATTACGTACACGGGCATTAGTGGCAATTCGCTGCTCAATGTGAATTGCACCGTAGCACTTACAGCCCCGGCGTACTCACCTGTTGGCGTGTCGTTGCCCGGTACTGGCAACTATTGTGAAATCTGGTACAGCCGTGGAGTGAAGTCTGCGAGTACCACCGCATCGGTTACGTTTTCTGGGCCTCTTACTGCTGGCGCAGTCAACATTGCTGAGTTCAATGGGATTTGGTATGTCGATCCTCTTGACCAAACTGGTGCAACGTTTACCAATTACAACTACAGCGCTGGTGCTTCTGTCGGTGCGACCAGTGCATCGATGTCACCAAGGACAAACGGTGAGTTGGTCGTAAGCGTTATCGCAAACGATCAACGTGCTGCTGCCCCCGCTGGTTATTCGTCACTCCCCTTGAGCACCTACAGCGGGTGGAACGCTGCGTACTCAATTTTGAGTGGTTCGGCTACCGTTGCCCCGACGTGGCAACTCACGACGGCTTCTAGCGTCCAGCGTTGGGCAATCGCCACGGCAACGTTTGTCTCCGGTGCGGTTGGCCTCAATCCACGTTTGCAATTCCCCGAGACTCTGGTCCAGATCTCTACGCAGTCTGATTACCTTGCCCCACTCAAGGGTTACGGAGTGTGGAGAAACATCTCGTCGTACTTGCGGAGCGCCACTCTTGGTCCGCTTGGCCGGCAACATGAACTTGACCGGGTCCAAGCCTCACAAGGTCAGTTCGTCTTCGACAACCGTACCGGTGTGTTCAATACGTGGAACACGAGTAGTTTCCTGTACAGCGGCGGGTACGGCCTTGAGCCTATGAATCCGATTCGCGTCGTTGCTGCGTGGAATGGAGTGACCTACCCCAAGTACTACGGCTACCTCACCGCGGTCGAACCGCAGATTGCTGACGTGCTGAACGTCGACACTAGGGTCAATGCGAGCGACCTGTTCCAAATCATGTCGCTGAGGTACTTGGCGAGCAACAACTACTTCCAGCAGATCATGGGCGATAATCCCGTGGCGGTGTATCGCATGGGAGATCCGAACAACCAGATTGCTGTTGCTGACTCCTCTGGTAATGGGTACACCATGTCGCTTATCCCGAATGAGTCTGGCATGCCGCTCTTCGGAGACAATGGGTTTTTGCTGTACGACGCAAACACTTCTGTTGATTTGACCGCTGGAACAAAAATCAGTAATGGCGGGATTTATGGAGTAAACCGCTACGGAGTTTCAACTCCGAATAATCACTCGGCTTCTATCGTGACTCCTCTTGCCTCTGCGTCGGCAGGTTGGTCAGTGGAGTTATGGTACAAGTACACCGGCACGTCCGATATGACTTCTGGTACTGCGTTATTCAAAGACGCTGTGAGTACGACCTCAGAGAGCAGCCTTGTCACTCCGCCGTCTTCTGATGGGTTTGGATTTGGCAATCTCGTTACCGGCAATAGTATTCCGACCCGCACGTTGGTTGTGGCAAATGAAGTGCCGATCAGTCAAGGGATTGCACTCTCCAACGCCGCAACGTCGACAAGTAGTAGCGATATGTTGACGTGCCTGCCGGGTTCGTACACCTTGTTCTCCGCTTCAACTGTTGGCGGGCAATTCAGTCTTCGTATTGGTTCTGCAGTTGATGGAAAGACCAACACGGTTTCTGGACCGGGATCGCCAAACGTGTATTGGGACCGATTGAGTTTCGGCGTCTACACGGCGAGTGCAAGTGGCGCAGTCAATGGTGCGGGCATATGGAATCACCAGTACTACTTGCCCTACGGCGCGACTTACAGCCAAACGTTGCTTGATGGTGCATGGCATCATGTCGTGTGTACATGGACCTCGGCGAGCGTGGTGAGCCTGTACGTCGACGGAGCGCTCGACACCGCGTTCACTTCCCCGCACTTCAATGCCGCTTACGCCACGGGCATGAACTTCGCCACTCCTGCCCAGATTAGTTTCGGGTGCGACATGAATAACCCGAGTCTGCCCTCGCCTTCCACCCCGGCCAATGCCTTGCCGGGGAACCTCCAAGACGTTGCGCTGTACAACTACGCACTCAACGCCTCCCAAGTTGCCCAGCACTACCAAGTGGGGACGTGGTTCGCTTCATCAGAGGTGGGGGCTTCGGTTGGTCCTGCTTCAGCGGGCCGGCTCAACAAAGCCCTTGAGGTCATTGGTCTTGATCCAACGGTCGTACTCGTTTGTCCGTATCCGTTCAAGACGGTGTTGTACCCGGAAACCAACTACACCACCACCACCTCGCACCTCAACTACCTGCAGACGATGACGCAGACAGAACCGGGACTCATCTTCCAGGGTCCTGATGGGTATGTGTATGCCCATAATCGTCAGTACCAATACTTGAACCCCACGACGGCGAGTGCTGCGTATGTGTACGGAGATGACCAGTCTTCCCAATACCACTACGACGGCAAGTCGTTGCAGATTGCTAAAGACGACCTTGATGTGTGGAACGACATCCAAGCGCAGTCGGGTCGAACGGCCAATGCGTTGACCGGCCAGACTGCTGGTGCTTTGCAAGAGTGGGGACCGGCGCAATCTGTCACGGTCTCGGTCTCTGCGATCAAGTACGGCAACCGGACCATGCAAGGCTTGACGGCGCTGCAGCAACTCTACGACAGCGACGCTTTGGCATTGGCGCAAAACTACGCCGCTTGGTACAACTTGCCAATCAACCGCATCCAGCAAATTGTCCAGACCTCTGCAATGGCCGGCGGTGCCAACCTTGTGCCGATGCTCAACGCCAAACTGATTGACCGGGTGACGATTCGTTACACCGGACAGACTCCTGGTCCCACGTTCGTTCAAGACTCCGTGATTGAATCGATCAAAGATGAGATTGCCCTTGACAATGGTCCAATGTGGACGACGACATGGGCGATGAGTCCGTATGAGATCTTGATGAACGCTATCTACCTGTACGACTTCCAAACCCCTGACGCCACGTTTACCGGTGCTTCGGTGACGACCGGCCAACTCGTTCTCTAGGAGCAGACATGACCGCTTGGACCCCACTCACTCCCCATGCTGCAGGCGAGTACATCTCGCTCAGTGATTGGAACAACGCAGTTGGGAACTTGAACTTCCTGTACGAGCGTGCTTACGCTATTGCGTACAACTCCTCATCTGCCTCTGTTCCCACTGGTGGGACGAAGCAGGTCCCGCTCACTGCGTCCGCTCCCGGTGTCGTGAACTACGGCGCGACGGTGTCAGCAAATAACGTGGTCGTTCCTTTCGACGGACTCTACCAAGTGTTGTTTGCCGTGAACTTCACGTCCGCTGCCGGCTCTGGCTCGAACGCCGTCTACTCCGCTGTGTACCAAAATGGCAATCAGGTGATCTTGGGTTCTGAAGTTCCTTCTTATGTCCAAGGAGGTGCAACGACCAATGGCAGTGGATTGATTGCTTGCAGTGCCAATGACACGATAGGTTTGTACGCATCGAACCTTTCAGGAAGCACCCTGTACACCAACAACGCGTTCACTGCGACGTTTCTGCATGTGAACTTTATGGGAGCAAACTAATTAGTCCCGACGAATGAAAGGTGCAGTGTGTCGAAGATTGACGAGTTGCCTCTGACCGCTGATCAACGTAGAGCGTTGGACGAAGACCTTGCCAACGGTTTAGTACCTCATACCGCCATCTCCCGCAAAGTGGAGTCGTGGGGGTTCACTTGGAGCGAAGCGTCGGTCCGGCGATATCGGAGCAACATGGGGGTTGTGTTAGAGCAAAGCGATGATTCCGAAGAGGCAGATTGGGAAACCGCCAGCGTGGTCGTTGATGCTGACGGTGCGGATCTTTCTACCGGGGCGCTGACCAAGCCTCTTGACCTCTCGAAAGATTGGGATGCGGTACTCAGAGATTTTGGTTTGGACCCCGAGATCTTTTACGTCGTTGACGACACGGTTCGCATGTCGAAGTGGCAGCAGTCGAAGCGACTAGACAATGGCGACCGTGACGTGGTTTGGCTCTACTCCTACCGTGCCCGGTTTGCCCGTCGTAAGGCCGGCGCAGAACTTCTCGATCTTGACGCATTGACTGAGCGGGTACGGAACTGGAAGCCCAAGAAATACACTGCTACCTCTGACGATCTTCCAAGTACGTTCGTCGTTACTTGGGCCGACTGGCAGATTGGGAAGTCTGCCGGGGGCGGAGTGGAGCGCACCATTGAACGCATCCACGAGAGCATTGAGTTGAGTGTTGCACGCATTAGTGAATTGCGAAAGATTGGTCGCAACATCGAGAAGATTGTTGTAGCCAACATGGGAGATCCGTCCGAAGGATGTGACGGCCAGTACGAAAGCCAACTCTTCTCTGTTGAATTGACTCAGCGTGCACAACTGAATCTGATCATGGACGAGTGGACCAACGGCATCATGGCTCTTGAACCCGATATGTTCTTGAGCGTGCTCTGCAATCATGGTGAGTGGACCCGTCGTGGCCCAGGTACTCGCCCGGTCACGACTGACAGTGACAACGTAGGCGGATACTTAGCCGATACCCTGCAGCGGATCTTTGAGGGGCGTGACGGCGGGCCGAGTGAATGGGTCATCCCTCATGATGAGATGGTGCAGATGGTGAACTTGTCTGGGCTTGACGTAGCGTTCACTCACGGCCACAAGATCCCGAGTGAATCAAGAGAGGTTGATTGGCTTCGCGGTCAGTCAATCCGGCTTCTCCGTGATTACGGACGTGAGCCTCGCCTCTGGGTCACCGCACATCGTCACCACGTTCGAGTTGACGACTTTGGTCCGTGGTGGCGGCTGCAATGTCCTTCTCTTGACGGTGGGTCGAAGTATTTCACCGACACTACGAGTAAGTGGGCTACTCCTGGCACCCTCACTTTTCTTGCCGGCCAGCATGACCCTCGTGGGTTCTCTGACCTTGCTGTTCTTGGTTCCATCTCCTAACCCGTAGGGGTCTTTCGTGCTGTCGTACACCTGCGAGGTGTGCGGTGCGGTCTACGTTCTTCATCGTGGACCGCTCCACACCATGCCTCCTGCTCCGTCTCTTTTAGAACTGATCGTGGTTGCCTCTAGCCACGATTGCTCAACCCGAAAGGATCAATAATGGCTGTTCGTTACCGCCTTGGAGCACTTGCTCCCAAGCGACCTCATGGGCTTTCTACCCTTGCCGTGTACTCCAAAGGCAAGTTGCCCGCTCCTCCTTCTTCCGCTGCGATTCCACAAGTGGCTGAGTGGGGGATGCTCGACAACGACCGGCTCGGGTGTTGCACCGTGTCTGGTGTTGGGCACGCGCTCATGGCGTGGAACTTTGAAGTGAGTGAGAACGATCACCTCCCCACTGATGCTGAAGTCGAGCAGACGTACTTTTCTCTGACTGGTGGAGCAGACTCGGGATGCGTCGAGGCCGACGTGCTTGAGACGTGGCGCACCAAGGGGCTGTTCGGTCAGACCATTGCGGCCTACGCACCGGTTGAGACCAACGACTTCCTCGGGCTACAGCAAGCCATTGCCTTCTACGGAGCGGCGTACTTGGGCGTTGCACTCCCCATGTCCGCACAAGAACAGTTTCAAGCCGGCCAGCCTTGGACGGTAGATCCTTTCTCTCCCATCGAAGGCGGGCACTGCATCGTTGCAGTTGGTTACACCCCTGAGTACGTCCAGTGTGTCACTTGGGGTCAGGTAGTAAACGTGTCATACCCTTGGCTCTCGTCGTACCTGACGGAGTGTTGGGCTATCATCAGCAATGAGTTCGTGGAAGCCGGCCACGGAACTGCCGCCGGGATCGACCTCGATTCCCTGCGGGCTGACCTCGACAGCATCGGCCACTGAAAGGACATCATGTCAATCAAGACCCCGACTCCTCCTGCACCGCTTCCAAAGTGGGCGTTCCCAAAGTGGACGGACGCTCCTGCGGTCATCTCCTACCTCACCTCACTCGTCGCTGCGATCTTCGTGGTGGTGTCGTTGGTGAGCAGTAAGGGTGAGCCAACCGTTCTGCGAGCGCTCATCCCTGCCGTTGGCTTAGTGATTGCTGGTGGGGCGCAGATCTTCAACGTCATCTCTCACCGCAAAGTGCAGGTGGCGGTGGCGGCTGCTCTGTCGAGTCCAACCAACCCAATCCTGCCATCGTGGACGGACGCTGCATCAGTGACCTCATACCTCACGTCATTGATTGCTGCGGTGTTCGCTATCGTGACCTCGTCGACCGGTAAGGGTGAGCCTGCTGCCGTACAGGCAATTCTGCCTGCAGTTGGTTTTCTGATTGCGGGCGTGGCGCAGATCGTGAACGTGGTCATGCACCGCAACGTGCAGAAGGCTGCGCTGATCGCACTCAAGCACTAGCCAACTAATTCGGAACGCGAAAAAGCCCCCTGGCCCATGACGGGTCAGGGGGCTTTTTCGTGTCTTCAGTCTGCTTGGTGGTCGCGAAGGTACTGCTGCACTACTGCGTCAAGTGTGATTGGATCCTTGTAGGCAGTCACCACGTCAGCACCAAACTTGCGCTCCCGTGCTAGAAGCACCTGCAACTCTTCAACTTCAGCCTGCACACTGAGGAGTCGGTAGTGAACCCCGTGCAGTTCTTCTGCCTTGCGTACTGCGGCGTCACGTTCTTGTCGCATCTGCTCAAACGCCGCCTGCAGTTGGAACTCGTCAGTGAAACTCACCAAGACCCCCCACATCCGTTTTGGTCGGGAACGTATGTCCCTCCCTCGATCCGCTCTGCCACGTAGACCTGTTGAGCGGGAGTGGCATCAGCAGCGTTGGCCGGGAACCCAAGGCCGGCACTGTAGATCGACCAGTTGACATCGCTGATCCCAAGTCCCCCCGAGTACACCCCGCCACGGACGTACCAGTTCCCACCTTCTTCACAGACGTTGACCTTGCTCCACTCAGCCATGACGTATGGACTGGGCGGGAAACCGCTAGGCGCAGATGGCGCAGTCGTCGTCGTTGTTGAGGGAGGCGAGGTGTGCCTCCCACTCATCGTGTGTCCACCAACGGCCTTTGGCGTAGACGTGCTCGTTGAGCCAGCCCTGAGGGCGACAGTTGTCGTGGTCTTGAATGATCTTTCCGTCTCCTGTGTCTGGGCCGACATGCCGGCAATGATGAACATGACAGTGGCCGCACTAGCGGCAAGTACAGCATGAAAGCGGCGCATGTTACGCACCTCCGATCTTCTCGATGGTGTGAACATCCGTTCGCATGCTGCCTCGCAACACAGCACCGGGAAGGGTGACAGTGCCTCGCCTTTACGGCTTCGAGTGTGCTTCGGGTGTTCGAGAGTAGTGGGCTAATCCAACGGCAAACCTCCTTGGTTGATTTTATCACTTACCAATGGACGGATTGTACTTATCGCCGTCACGGGCACGCTTTGGTGCTTGGTTTTGCGGCCACATCCAATGATGAAAAGGAATACCTTGGATGGCTTCGGTGACATCATCATCAATCTGCATGACCGGTACTGCACCAAGAAGACCGCGCACTTGCTCGACCGTTGCTTCTAGGTACGGAAACTTGTCGAAGTATCGAGTGACGAAGTGGGCGACGCCAAGTTTGTTTGCGTGCCACTCGGCCCACTTGGCTCCACCGCCAGACCAGAGGACAATTTCGTACCCCATGCTGTTGAGTAGCGTCATGAACTGACGCCACTCTTTGACCGGCTCGAACTCCCAACTTTGGTTAGAGCGGTTGAGTACCCCGTCAACGTCACTGAGAATGATTGGCTTCACTTTCCGTACCCGTGGTTCTCCCAAGCCTCCCAGTTGGGCTCTGGCCCATCCCAAGAGGCGCACTCAACGGGCTTCCAAGTGCCCGAAGAGTAGACGTAGCAGAACAGGTCTGCGTCCCCAAGGACGTAGGCCCACTCGGTCCCCATCGAGTCACCGAACTGCGTCACCCAACTGTCGGGGCTGCTCTGGTTCTCTTGGGTCGTGTAGGCGATGCCGTAGTTCGGGACGCCGACGAACCGACCGTCTGGGTGCTCGATGCTCAACTGCTGCTCGGCGTCTCCGTTGAGCGTTGACCACCCGTAGTAGTCTTGGGTGAGCGTCTTGCGAACGGTCTCTAGGCCGTCTCGCTGCACGAGTGTCCAGAGCATGCTGCCCATCCACGTCGGGTAGCCGTCCCAATGGACGTACCGCCCCTTCCAGGTGTCTCCGTCTGGGACGGCGACGACTGATCGAGTTCCCATTTCACTTGCTCCCTTCCAGCACTTCAACGTGCTCTTCTCTATTGATCAGATCTTGCTCTCGGATGCGTCGCCATTCTCTCTTCTGAGCGTTGCGCTTGGCTCGTTGATAGCAAGCGTTTGCGAAGTCGCTGACCAGCGCTACGATTCCGACGCCGATAATAAAAAAGGCGACGATGGCGGAAAATCCAATGAGGCTGTTCATCTCTACCACCACGAGTAGTAGTAGACCTGCATGTCCTGGGCGATGGCCTGTCGAGCCTTCTCGATGAACGCAAGGTCGTCCTGACGGTAACTATCGTCCGACGAATGACCGAAGAAAAAACCTTCCGTCAATGGAAGGGCCTCGCCGTCCTCTCGCTTGACCGCGGCCTCAAGGCTGTCGAGGTCGGTCGGCGTGAGTTCGACGAAAGCGCAGTTGAACTCCTCTTCCCCGCCCTTCTGCTCGTACAGCCGCTCCATCCAACCCTGCAGGTTGGGGTGCTTGCGCCAGTAAGCGATCTCGGTCTTCGGCTCGATGCCGGGAGGAGGGTTCGACTCCTCCGAGGACCAGAACATGCTGGTCGGGGTGTTCTTGGGGTGCGGCAGAACCGCAAAAGCGTACTGGTCAAGGCCCATTTGTTTCTCCCTTGCTAGGTAGGTTGGAATGAACTCAGTGTACAGACCTGACCCGTGGCGGTCAACCTCTGGCGGCCAAGATCTTCCGGTTGAGAACTTTGGCAACCCCCTGCGGGGTCATTGATGCAGCGTTGGCAATAGCGTGCAACGTCGAGCCTTCTGCCCGCGCCCGGACAATTGCCTCGTCACGGTTGGCGAGCGCGTCCTTGGCTGCAGACGAAAATGCTTGCACTTTCTTGAGTGTGTCGTTCATGCTCTTCCTTCTCCGTCGAACACCGCTGCGAATACTTTGCGATGTAGATCTTCAATTGTCCCATCATTGATGATGAGTACGTCAGGCTTGAAAGCGTCAACCCCGACTTCGCTTACATGCTCATTCCTTGGCCCAACGCCGGGTCGGTCGATGCGTATCACCCGACCTCCCCTGCCACGCACCTCTAGGGCTTCGTAAGCAAAACGGCAATCGGGGACGACGAGTCGACCATTGTGAGGCTCGTTGAAGAGCATGTCAACCCAGAAGTACGCACCGAACGTTGCCTTGAGATGATCACTCGTCACCTGCAGGCTCCGTCGCCAGTAGTCCCGGTCCTTCAGTGCTTCGACCTCTTCTACAGTGAGGGAGTGCTGCGTTGCGACGAGACGCTTGATGGGATCTGCGAACGCCTTGCGGTCCCATCCTTTTTGGATGAGTGCTTTTGCGGCTTCATCTTTACCCGAGCCTGCGTATCCGGTGAACGCAACTAGATTGATGGAGTCCATAAAACTCCCTGTCGCGGACAGTTCCATCCCTCACTGATTTGAGTGCCGGAACGATTGATGATGAGCGCCCCGTTTTGGGTTGAAGGATCTGGACTACAAGTAGCGTACTCAAACGCTTTCTTCATCCAATGAATGTGATCCGTCACTCGACGGTCCCAATGATTTCGTGCGGGGCAAGAAACAGGTACTCGACTTGGTCGATCTCAATGGCCTGTCCAGCATGGCGAGGAAAGAACACCCGGTCCCCTGCGGCGAAGTCAGACAGAGAGGTGCGCTGTCCGGTCTCGTTGTATGGCCCGCTTCCGACGTGGCTAATCGTGCCGTACCGAATTGGGCTTTGTGCACTCTCGGTAAGGACGAGTCCGCTCTTCGAGACTTCCTCAACCGGGTCAGCAACTAGGGCAATGCGGTTGTCATTCAATCTGAACGCCATGACGGTCCTTTCGTTTGATGGGTCATGATGTACGGCACCAAGTTAGCGTATCGCTCGCTTGGCTTTTGCTTCTGCAAGTGTCTTGCGACACTTGTCTAGGTAAAACTCCATTACTTCACGGGGGGCGGCGTAGTCGTCCTCTCGCTCCCCCGCTGCTCGTTGCTGATGATCAAGCGCAGTCATAAGTGCACCCGCACGGCACTTCGCCGATAGTGGCATGGTTGCGATAATTGCATGAAATGTTGTGTGCAGGGTGACCGCACGCTTTACACAATGGCGCCCACGACATCCGTAGGCCGCTCGATGTGATCGGTGGTGCAGTCGAGGTCGTGGTAGACCCGCTGTCGCTTGATGTCTTCGATGTAGTCGAAGTCCCAAGAGTGGGCGGAGTAGCCGTGGCGGTAAGCCCAGCCGGGGTAGTCGGTCTTGCGTCGGTGGCATGTTCGACAGAGGGCTTGGAAGAGGATGACGATAAGTTGGGCACCGGGGTACACTCCTCTGCTGATGATTTCGTCAATGTCTGTGGCGGGGGCTTGTCGGCACATCTCACAGTGGGGATGCTCGGCAAGGTATTCATTACGCAACGCAGTCCGTGTGGCATCGTCAGTAATCCTCTTCTTGGAGCGGCGGTTGATCGGCGAGCGCTTCACGTACCATGACTCACTTCCTGTCTAAGATGAGCCGACCGTCGAGGTGGTCGACCTCATGCTGAGCGATCCTTGCCGCGTGTTGGTTGAGGGAAACAGTGTGAGGCTGAAGAGACGAGTCAAAGTACGTCAACTCGATTTCTTTGAATCGCATCACCCTGCTCTTTGTTCCTGGCAGGCTAAGGCATCCTTCAAGCCCAGCACTGGTGACCTTGCTCATTGGCCGGATCATAGGGTTCAAGTAGACACCTTCTTTGAGTAAGGTGCCGTCTTGTCCCTTGGTAATGAAAAACCGCAATGAACTCCCGACCTGCGGAGCGGCTAGACCAACCCCGTGGGCAAGTTCCATTGCACCGAACATGCGCCGGCTGAGTTGACGCACCTCTTCGAGATCCGCTTCAACAACAAACCTGCACCGTTCCCGTAGTACTGGTTCTCCAAGTTTGAGAATCTTCAACTCAGGCATCAGTGCGCCGTCCCTTCGCAGAGCAACATCAAAAGAGTTCCCCAGAACAATGCGAAGAGCACGATTGCGTAGATGGCAATCACGATCTTCATCATTCGACTGCTATCCCCAGATACTCGCAAGCAGGTTTACCGGTCAGCCATTCGTATTCGTCCTCTAGTCCTTCGACTGGCGCAAGGACAGAAATCTGTTCGGCCTGCTCTGGTCGCACCCGTGATTTCATCGTGCGTAATGCGGCGTGCGCTGCTTCAATCCATGAAGTCCATTGCGGTTCGTTGAGTTCTCTCGGTCCTTCTCCGCTGTAAGGGAGAGGAGATCGATGATCCGGGTTGAGTCCCTTCGCTCCACAAATAGCCCGAGCGACCTGCTCAATTTCAGTCGACAAAACGACCCTCCTTGAATGGCCTCCGTTGTAACTCGATCACTCCGTCAGGGCGACGACGCATGTAGAAGTGCCCTCTCTCTCCTCCCAAGACATGCCGCAGGTCAATTTTGCCGCCACGCGTAACCGGGGTGCAATAAAACGCCGGAGCGTCATTCGGGTCGATGGCTTTCTGCTCAGGAGCAATTGCCGCTGTCTCTCTCCAAGCAATCCACGATCCCTCTTTGACCTTGCCGCAGTAAGTGTCATCCCCGGTCTCGGTCAAGGTGAGGTCGCCCATAGCACTGCTGACGAAACAGTTTGGGTACACCAGCCACGTCAATGAGTCGTTGGTGGAGACGAGTACTTCAACGTTGGTTGAAGTCTCTTCGTCGCTCATGCAACGTCCTTTCTTGGTGCGGTGAACGGTCGACGCTTGATCGGATTCTTATTGGGGGAGTTGCGCTTATTGCGCTCTCTCCACGCCGCCTTGTCTCTCTGCTCGGGATAGCGGTCGAGGTAGTCCCGGTGTGACGCCGCCCACGCCTTCTTGCAAGGCGCGCAACGACAACGCAGATTGTTGTACCCGTTCGGCGTACCGTGCCGAGGGTCCTCGGCGGACAACGTGCACTTGTGCCCGTTGCACCCGCATGGGTTCTTGGGTCCCCGAGTGAAGTCGTCGGTCATGGCATCCTCGCAATCCACAGAGCGATGGCAGAGAACAGCGCCTCACGGAGATCCTTCAGTCTCTCCTGCTCATCTCCTTTCGCAGAACCCTTGACCAACTCATTAGCCATGGACCACGCACTCACCAGACCATTGGGAGCGCACTTGAAGAACTGACTGCGAGCGTCCTCTAGTTGCTCCAACTGCGCCTGTAGAACTGGCGGCAGGTAAGGCTGTCGGGACAGTACGTCGACTGCCTCGTCGACTGCCGTTGCAAGCGTGCGAAGTAAGCCGTGCTCAGACATCTACGGTCTCCAACGTTGCAGTATGGAACTGCTTGGCGCAGTCCTTGTCGAGACAGTACGCATCGAGCGCGTCGCTCTGGGTTACGCCGGCTTCGTAGCCGTCACCTCCAATGAAGACTTGGTACGGAGGCTCGGTGAGCGGCAGCCCGCAAGCCGCACAGTCATCGAGCGTCGAGAACCGCTCGGGGTGGAACGAGCGGTGGTGGTCGGCGAGTGCGAAGAGGTTGGGTGCTGGCCTCGCGGTCTGCACCACCTCCACCTTGCCAAATGCAAACTTGTCAGTCATTTCCTTCTCCCTTTCTTTGACGCTCTTTGAGTGCTGCTCGGTGGCCCCTGTGTTCTGCAAGTGAGCACCACAGCGCTCCTAATAGAAAACCAAGAATCCAACCAACAACATACACGACGATGACAATGGCGGCGCTACTCATAGCAGCACCCACGTTCCATAGACGCAGAACGTACCGGTGGGGATTGTCGTGTGGCTGTCGGTCGACCAAGACCATGCGTCCATTTCTTCCGGTTCGAATCCGTTTGCCACGAAACCAAAAGTGAACTCATCGTAAGGGGAACTGACTGTTGCTCCCAAGTCGTTGCGGGTGAGTACTTTCCAGCCTTGTTCTTCAAAGATCTTGCAGAGCAGGTCAATTCCTGCTTTGCATGGATCGTCTTTGTCTGCTATCCCTGATGCCCACCACTCATCGATTGGCTCAATGGAGATATCAGTTCCGGCGAGTACGTCAGTCAAGATCATGATGCACCTTCCGTGTAGGGAACGAGAGGAACGGCGCTCCATCGGAGCGGGTTGAGGTCGTGTCGGTCAAGCAAGAGATCTTGGACGTAACCAAGTGGGACCGGGAATCCTGCCCACGCATCCACTCCAACGTCGATCATCTTTCCGTTCTTGCGCCAGTACCCGTGCAGGTGACCGTGGATAAAGAAATCGGCGTCATTGGGGTCGGGACGCAAGTCGCTGAACCGGTCGTCGTAAGACGTGCAGACCGGTGGGAGGTGAGAGATGTTGATCACCCCTCCCCTCGGGTGCATGTGACGGATGCTGGCGATGCCGTTCGTCCATGGGTGAACGACCGTGCATCCTGCTTCCTCATAGCGGCGGGCGACCTTCTTCCACGCTTCACCCGTCTTCTGCCATGGGCGGTCGTGGTTACCGGGGATGAGGACCTTGCACCCGTTCATCTGGGCGACCCAAGCAAGCGACAGGTTCTTGTCACCCATCGCCAAGTCACCGACCAGCCACACTTCATCGTTAGGGTGCACGACAAGATTGTGTCGGCGGACGAGGTCGGCGTTCATCTCCTCGACGGAGTCGTAGGGACGGTTGCAGAACTTGATGATGTTGGCGTGACCAAAGTGGTGGTCGCTACTGAGCCAAATCGTCATCAGTACTTCTCGATGTCTAGTTGAGTGTCCATGGGGTCATTGTATGCTACCCCAACTCAGTTGGCAACCCCTGACGCGAAGCGACCCCTCGGCTTCGGTCGGGGATGCACTTAGGTCTCATCGACCTTACGCAGATCGGGCAATCGGGGTTGTGCTCACGCGGCCACCTCCCGTAGCCACTGCTCGGCCTGGTCATATGCACTGCTCATGATGCCTCCCTTACGATGCCGTCTCTAGTGGAGATGACGTAGATGGTTCCCCCTACTCCGTCAGCAATCTTCGCTGCTTCATGCACTGCGGTCACAATATCATCCTCGGTCCACACTCCGACTGTCCCGAGTACTCCGAGTGCGATCTGCGCTCCGCTCCCGATTGCCATCCGTCCGGTGGTGTCGCTGATGACGGCAAAACTCCCATCGACCATCACCAACTTGTTACCGCAAGCGATGATGAGGTCGGCGTCGATCTTGGTCGCCTCGTCCTCTTTGTAGACCCCTGCTTCTTGCGTAGCAGAGATCATGGCAGGGACAATGGACCGGACGACCTTGCATTCGTCGAGCCCGGTGCTCCGTGACCATTGCTGTGACCAGTCCACGCAGTAGCGGAGCACCTGAGAGGTGCGGAGTTCTCCGGTGGCCCCGAAGACGTAGTTGCCATCTGACCAGATCTTCGGAGTGGTGAGTTGGCCGCGGTTGTAGCCGTCGAAGTACTCAGAGTCTCCGGCAAGTACAACCCCCCTGTCTGTCTTGGCTGCAACGACGAGGGTCATGAGTTGACCTTGGCGGACCGGACCTCGTACACCACGCCGTCTTGGTTGGCGACGACCGCATCATTGGTCCACCAACCGCTTGCCTCCCACTCAAGAGGCTGCTCTTGAGCGTTGCGCTCCTTGGCCCGTCCGTCCGCCTCGTCCTGGCAAGCCTTGAGTGCGTCACCCTTGGACGCGTAGATCCCGGCGAACCCGCACAGTGGCGATCCGCAGCCATACGTCGAGTCCTCGTCGTGGATCCCAGCAACCCAATACTTTTCCATCAGAATCCCTTCTTGAGTACGGCGAGCAGTTCGCCGTCCACCCTGACGTTGCCGTTGCGACCAAAGCGTTGCCGCTTGGTGGCGATGCGCTGCGCTTCAACCAAGTGTAAGCCAAGGTTGGAGAGTAGGTGAAGGTGCCACGCCTCAACGGGGACGCGGACACCCTTCCTGATGTGATCGCTGATGTTGAGCACGAAGAGTCCACCGGGCTCTAGTTGGTCAACAGCAAGGCACCACGCCTTCTCGTGGAACTCTTGGTACTCCTTGCCCCACTGCATTGCTGCAGCGGACCCCTCGGTGAGTGGCCGGCCGAGCGTGTGGCGGTAGGTGTTCCGCTTGCTCCCCTCCTTGGGCTGGTGGTGGTCGGCCATCCGATTCCCGTAGCAAGGCGAGGTGACGATGGCGTTTACCGGCAACTCAAGCGGCCAGTTGCCCCGGTCGAGGCAACTCCCCACGACGACCCACGACCCTTGGTCAGCCGTCACCCAGACGTTGTGATCGGTCTGCCTCCATCCCGACCAGATTGGCTCTAGCGCCCACTCGGGCTCCAACTCGATCCCCCAGGTGTCCCACGGGCCTCGAAGTTCGTGGATCGACCCCACACCTGCAAAGGGGTCAACGATGACCCCCTCCTCGAAAGGGACGTGGTGCCGGAAGAGCACTTGGCTGATCAGTTCGCTGGTCAATCCGCTGAGCGTTGCGGGGTGAGCGATCATGACTGCTCCTTGAGGGCTTCGCGAACTAGTTCGTAGAGTGAACGAGTCAAGGCACCAGTCCCAAGTTTCATCCAGGCCCCAACCCACTCCTCCGCCACCTTGCGGGGAATGGTGATGGTTGGCTCGGGGATGGGGAAAAGAAGGCTGGGTTTACAGATCCACGCCTCCCCGTCGTCGTTGACGCAAACCGGGTCCTTCCCCTCAGTGGCGTGGTAACCCACCACCCGGCACTCGCCGAGTAGATGGTGCTCCCACTCGCTATTGATCGGGAACTGCTCTCGGATGTTGCTCATTGGTCCTCCCTTTCGGTCATGTCCTTGAGCACCTGTAGTGCTTTCCGGTATCTCTGCGACCACAAGTGTCGCTCCCTTGCGTAGAGATCCTTGTCCCCTGACTCCAACTCGGCAAGCCCAAGGCAGGCGAGCGTGACCTCAAGTGCCGCTTGGGTCTCCGTCGATGCCCCCAGGTAGAGATCAACGTAGAAGGGGTGGTCGGTGTTGATGTAGAGCACCGTCGTGCCGGCTTCCACCGCACACCGGTAGAACGACCCCTCACAGACGCGCTCGAACTCGACGGTGAACGTCTTGCCCTTGCGCTGTGCGACGAGTGCGTCGGCCATGATCTCTGTGTCGATCCCGATCTTGGCACCGCGCTTGGCGGCTTCTTGCATGAGGCTGTCGGTTGTCATGTTCACGAACTCTCCCTTGGGGCTTTCCTCGGGTCGTACCCGTCCCCTGTCCCGTTGCCTCTGTCCTGGTAGGTCAGATCGTATTCGATTGCCTTCCGCACCTTTGGTAGCAGGTCGTAGACGTACTGCCCTTCTAGGTAGTAGCGGTCCTCTGGGTAGTCGACCACGACGCCGTCCTTGCACACCACCGGGAACCGGTGAACGTCCTCGACGACGAGCGCCCATGCCTCGGCGATGGAGTCAGCGGTGCCGAACTCCTCGGCCCCGAGTGCATCGACGTAGACGAGGCTGTAGGTCATAAGTGGCTCACCTCTCCCCAAGTAAGGAGAAAGTCTCGCTGTACCCAACCCTCACGCCGTCTTGGTAGTTGATCACCATGGGGTTGCGTGGTGGGTCTTGCACCGGGGCGGCGACTGCTGCCTCTGCCTCCCGCTTGGTGCTGGTGTACCGAGCGAAGGTGTGCTCTTCACCGTCGACATCAGTGAGGACCAGTGCGTACCGCCACTTGGCCCAACTCGGTCGGCCTTCGGCTTTGTAATCGACCTTCTCGACCGGCCCGGCGAACCGGGACTTGATGACCTTGATCTCGCTGAAGACGGTCACTTCTTCTCCATCCACCAGAACGATGACATCGTGGGTCGGATGGGCATGAGCATGTAGCGGTAGATGCCCGTCTTCTCGTTGCCCATCTCGAACACCACCGGCTTGATGTGAGTGTCCTCTTGGGTAGCGATGGTGACCGGCAGCGGCCCACTGGTCAAGATCTTGCGAGCGGTTTCTAGTGTTGACAAGAACGCGGGGTTGAGCGTCACGCCGTTGGTGACCTTCACCGGCACGTTCACTCCGGTGAAGATGCTCTCAAGCGATGGGTAGGTCCCAGCGACAAACTTGAACGACAGTCCTCCGTCGCCCCACTTGAGCCGCCAGTTGCCCCCGTTGCGGATCGTGTCGAGCACCGGGTACTCCTGCGGGGTCGGGACCCGTCGTCCCGGTCGAACCCGCGGGCAGAACCGGTTGGCGATGACCGCTGCGGCGGTGAGTTGGTCCGAACGCAGCAACACCGTGTTCTCTGGTGCGGCGTCGTCATTGACCAAGGCGAGGTCCATCCAAGCGACGCGGTAGGAGTCGGTCGCCACGGCGATTGCCTTGGCGCTGGTCTTGGCCCAACTTGGCGTCGGCATGATCGCCACCGTCCTGGTGACGGGTCGGCTGTCGTCAGGAGATGCGGCGAGGGCGACTGCGCGCAGCGCCTTCAGGTTCCTTGGGGTCATGGTGATTTTCATTTGGTTCCTTTCATTGGTATCTGCTCAACATCGTCTTCGTGGAGTTGATCAATGTCCACGACGTACTCGCTCTCGTTGCGTTCGGTGAACCGAGCCAAGACCAAAGTCTCTGGAACGGTCACCTGCCAGAGCAAGCCCTCCGCGGTCGTACCGGCGAGTCGAGTGGCGAACCACTGCGCCTTGTCTTGATCGTCGGTCCACGACAACCCCACTGCGTAGTTGGGATGTGCGCCTCGCCAGAGCGTGACGCAACGATCCGTCAAGTCGTCGTTGGGAACGAGCGTTCCGTCATCGGTGAGGTAGCCACCCTTGTCGGTGGCGTGGTAGAAGAAGTCGAGCCACTGCCACGTTGGGAGCATGAGGCCGGGCCACTCCGGTCCGCTCCATGCTTGGGGGAGTGCTATGCGGAACTCCTCGTCGCTCAACTCCCCGAACGACTTGAGCAAGATGACCGGCAGTTCGTTGCGACCGGCTCTTGCGCTGACCTCTGCCCAGGTCTTCATCGCTTGGTCTGGTGCTCTGCAGCGTGGCGCACCTCATCGAAGTTGGGGATGGCCCGCAACTCGGCCAAGGTTTGCCGGCTCTCGGCTTGGTCCTTCAGCCGCTCAGAGATCTGGGCACCCACGTACTCGTTTACTTGAGTCAGCAACTCCTCGTAAGCAGTGTCGATGTCGTGGATCTGCTCAAGCCTGCAGGTGCCGCTGCCCACAGCGAAGGAGTGCATGGGGTATCCAGACTTAGGGTCGGGCCGAAGAGAGACCGTGATCTCGAAGACCTTCGAGGTGAACATCTTGCGGTCGTCCATCATGTGCTGGAAGTCGGCGTAGCAACCGACTGCCACCTGATACCGGTCGGTGCCTCGCACGTCGTTCCACCACCAGTTCACCGAAGTCCCTCGGTGTCCGGCGCTGTCCTCTAGTGCCTCGATCTGGCGGAGCGCCATCCTCATCGACTCGCGCTCTGCTGCTGCTTGGCGATTCTGGTAGGCGTTGGTGAGTAACTTGACGAGCAAAGTACGGGCTCGCTTGCTCTGCGGGTCGTGGCATTCCAACCTCTCAAGTTCGGTGAGCATGATGTCCTGCCCACCCTTGCTGAAGGTGAAGGAGGAACGCCTGCCCAGGTCAAGAGAGAAGATGTCCTTCTTGATCTTGCGCCACGTTGCCCAAGCGTCTCCCTCGTAGATCGGACCATCGATCTTGGTCTCTGAGCGGAAGCGGGCAACCATGCACACTTGCAAGATTGCGGCTTGAGTGTTGGTGACCGTGACCGTGATTGGCTCGTCGATGGTGACGCCGAAACCGGCGAGGGCTTGGTAGATCTCTTGTGCGTCCATGGCTTCTCCCTTTGGTTGGACTCAGTATCTACAGGTCGTGGTGAAGATCAACCGCGCATACCGGCAAGGATGGACATCGAGTTCCGCTCTGCTTCGGCTTGGTCCTCAAGTGCCTTGAGGCCGGCCTCGATCACCGCAGACAGGGCGTCCATTTTGGCAACGTCCTTGCCGAAGAAGTTCAGGGTGGTGTAGTCGGAGATGTAAGGCTTGCGCCCGTCCACCGTCGCCGCCTCTCTCAACAGAGCGGCCAACCGCTCCGCAGAGGGCACGAGCACGTTGTCGGTGTAGTTCTTGTGCTGGGCGTGGCTCTCCTTGGCGTAGGCCGAGTACTTCTCGGCGTAGGCGACCCACTCACCCAAGGGGTACAGGTTGTCGAGGCTGGCGTAGACGGTCTTGGTCTCGTCGATGGTGCCGTCAGCGGCAACTCGAACGACCGTGACACCCTTGCTGCTCTTGGCGGGGACGATCTTGCTGCCGTAAACCCCGTTGACCTTCTTGACCGGGTCGACGGAGACGACTCGAACCCGGCCCGAGTAGTTCTCGCCGCCGTTACGTCCCCGGTATGCGAACGTCATGTCGTAGTCCTTACCAGCCACGAGGTCGGTGCGGGTGAGGGACTGAGGGCGAGTGGGGGGGTTGATCATTGGGGGCTCCTTGGTGTGTTCTTGACTTCCCCATAGTCTGCGACCCTACGATGAAAGTCAACAGGGTTGACATATTTTGTGAAAAGGGTTGACCACCAAGTTCATTTGTTGTACGCTCCGCCCATGACCACTGACCGAAACAACCCATTAGATGTTTGCCAGTCCATCCCTGAGGCCAATCGGCTTTACGTCAATCTCTTCCATGAGGCAGAGGACCATGTGCGTTTGGCTGAAGACCTGCGATTGACGCTGATCCGTCTCTCTGGTGCAGAGAAGAAGGAGTACGGCAAGCCCATCGCCAACGACATGCCCACCACCCGTGAACTGCGAGCGTGGGCGACCGCACAGGGCATCACCCTTGAGTCCAAGGGCCGCATCCCCTCTTACGTGGTGGTCCGCTACCGCGAGGCCCACGACCTCCCACCGCTTGAGGGGGTGAAGATTGACTCCTTGCCCGTTCGCGTCCGACGCTGGGCGAGGGAGCAGAAGATCGAAGTGAATCGCCGCGGCAAGATCCCCGCCGACATCATCGCTCAGTATGAGGCTGCTCAGAAGGCTTGACCTTGTCCTGTGTCACACCTCAGTGCCATGATTGAGTGAACTACTTGATGAAAGGGATTGCATGACTGACGCTGCAGAAGCAACGAGCACCGCCTTGAAGATCTTCGAGGAAGTCGATGTCGCTCGACCCTTGGCCGACGACCTGCGGCTCTGGTCGATCACGACGATCCTTGGGGTGCTCGACAAGCCCGCGTTGCAGTACTGGTCCGCCACAGAGACCGCCAAGGCCGCGGTGCGAGCAGCCAAGTCCCTTGGGCAACGAGTGGACGAAGAGGGTCCCGATGCCGTGGTCGATTGGTTGTCGGGCGCTCGCTTCCGTCAACCTCAAGGCCAGCGCAGTGCAGCGCAGTTAGGTACTGACGTGCACGCCGCACTAGAAGAGTTGGCGCTGACCGGCATCATGCCAGAGGTCGATGACGAGGTGCGTCCGTTCGTTGAGCAGTTCGACCGCTGGGCGCAGATCTGGCAGCCCGAGTACATGGCCGCGGAGATGACCGTCTACAGTCCGACTTACGGCTACGCAGGCACCGCTGACGGCATCATGAAAATTGCCGGCTCGGTGGTGAACTTCGACTACAAGACGAGTCGCAAGTCCCACGACAAGAAGGGCAAGCCCACCGGCCCCTATCCCGAAGTTGGCTTGCAGATCGCCGCCGCCCGCTACGCAGAGTTCGCTGCGGGGTGGCGTCCTCGACGCTTCGAGGAGTTCCGTCGCCGCTACTACTTGCTCGGTGAAGCCGAGCGGGAGTTGGCGCTACCGGTTCCGAAGGTCGATGGGGGGATCGTGATTCACATCACCCCCGAGCACTGCACCGCCTTCCCGGTCCGCTGCGACGAAGAGATGCACCGCTACTTCCTGTACATCTTGGAAGCCGCCCGGTTCAACTTCAACGTGGCGAAGACCGTGATTGGCGCTCCGCTCACCCACACGACTGAGTTCTAACCAACAAACACAAGGAGGCATCATGCCCATCATCAACCTGCAGCGTCGGCTTCGACCTGCCGGGCGGATTCGCATTGGCGAGACCGTCCCGACCAGTAAGGGAAGGGGACGCCCGGTCAAGTTGACCACGTTCCGCTTCACCTCCCCCGACCTGTCGAGCATCGAAGCAATTGCCCGGCTCTACGGTGGTGAGGTCGAGCCGTGGCCCGACGCTCCCGGTGGCCCGCAGTACCAAGTGACCACTGAGGCCGCGTCGATCCCCGTGCTCATCCCGCCGTCTGGTCTGTCGTTCAGTCAGTTCTACGAGACGTGGTCCGGTGGGGGATGTACCCGTCGCTGCGACGGCGAGTACCAGACTGACGACAGCCCGTGCGTGTGCGATCCCGACAACCGAGAGTGCAAGCCCCACACCCGCCTGTCGCTCATCTTGCGAGACCTCGACGGCATTGGGGTTTGGCGACTCGACACACAGGGATACTACGCCGCTACCGAACTGGCCGCGGTGGTGGACCTGATCGAAGGGCTGCGAGGGAGTCGTCTCGTTGAGGGTCGGCTGCTGCTGCAGCAACGCTCGGTGAAGCGTCCCGGCGAGCAGACGAAGAACTTTGCCGTGCCGTGCCTCGACCTCGACTTGAACGTGGCGGAAGAGTTGGGCGGGGTGAAGTCGCACATCACTCCAATCCAGCGCCCCGACGAGATCCCTGCGTTGAGCGTGGGCGAGCAGTTGTCGGCAGTGGACAACCCCGACCGACTCCGCTCTACTCGGAGCAACGCTGCCCAGGCATTGCCGGCGACCGGGCTTGAGCCTCGCTCTGTCGAGCAGGTGTCAGATGATGCTGCCCCTGCCCGTCGCATGCTCGTTGCTGCGCTGCGAGGCGTGAAGGTGAGCGACGCCGACCAGGCTCAGTGGGCCAGTGGCATGCTCGGCAAGCAGGTGGCTGACCTCGCTGATCTGGACAAGGACGAGATCGAAGAGTTGGTGCAGAAGGTGAGGTCGGGTCTTGCGGCATCTGTCTCTCCTGAGCCGGTGTACGCACCGGGAGAGGAGCCGTTCGAGTAATGGACATTGAAGCCATCCGAGCGCAAGTAGAGACAGACAAGAAAGAGTGCTTGATCTGCAATCCAAGGGATTCGCTGTTGAACGAGTTCTTTCATCGTTTGGTCTTGGCATTTCACAGGAACCATACTGAACGCTCCGACCTGCTGGCCCGCATCGCTGAACTCGAAGCCGAGAACGAGCGGCTTTTTGAGGAGGTGATCGACTCCGGCGACGAAGTGAGGTTGCTGATTCACCAAAGAAACTTGGCGGGCGACAAGCGGATGGAACTGGAAGCCGCCCTCGCCGCCGCCAATGCGGTGATCGAGCGGGTGCGGGTCGAGGCTGACCGCCCGACATACTTCGCTGCGTTGAGGCGCATCGCCGCCCTCCTGCCCACCGACGAGGAGGCGACCAATGGCTGACCGCATCCTGTGGAACGACGACGAGTGTATCGACGAGGTCGTGTTGCACGGCGTTATGGTGCACGTCGAGCAAATGCACGACCGATGCTGGTGGATCGGCATCTACGACCAGGAGAACCCCGACCGTTACTGGATGGGTAACTTCTCCTGCGACAGTCGTGGGCGCATGAAGTTCACCGAGCAGGAGAACGCCGGTATCGAGTGGGAGTCCGAGGCTCGGCACGAGTTGCCGTGGTACAGCCCCGTACCCGTTGTGAAACCATGAACGACGACCGACGTGCTGCCATTGTGCGCGCCCTGCGCCGCAAGTCACAGCGACAACCGGCGATCACTTCCGGCCAAGCACTCACGATCTTGTGGGGTCGTCCTGTGTCGGAATATCGGCACAATAGCGGCAGAACATTCAATGTCCCAATATCAAGACATGGGGCACTGTCTCAATATCGAGACATGGAGCAACGACGATGAAACCTTCACGGCGTAAGCAGCGGAACATCCAACACGATCATCGAGAACGAGTACCGGGTTGCTACCGCTGCGAACTGAACGAAGACGAGGTGCTTCCATGTGAGTGCAAAGAGGAAGATTGGATGTGTCCGAACTGCGTGACGCCGTGGAAATGTAACGGCCCGCATTTCTGTCCGAAGTGTCAAAGCAAAGACCTCTAGGAAAGGAGAATGTCAGCCATGTCTGACAACACCATCACCATCACCGCCAACCTCACCCGAGATCCTGAACTCCGGTTCGCCAGTGGGTCGGGTAATGCGATTGTCGCATTTGGGATTGCCTACAACGCCAGCAAGAAGGTCGATGGCGAGTGGACGAGCGTCCCCAAGTTCTTCAACTGCACGGCGTTCGGTGACTTGGCAGAGAATATCGCCGAGTCGCTGACCAAGGGCATGCGGGTCGTGCTCGCTGGTCATCTTGATTGGAGTCAGTGGGAGACCCAAGACGGCGAGAAGAAGAGCAAGGTCGAGATCATTGTCGACAGCATCGGTCCCGACCTGAGGTGGGCAACTGCAGCGGTGACGAAGAGGGAGCCGACCAAGCGTGAGGGTTCGAGTCGTGGCGCTAGCCGCAGTTCGGCTCGCACTGAGTATGAGGAAGATCCCTTCTAGTGGCATCGGACCTCGAAGAGACATTGGCCGGCCAACTCCGCAAAGCGGGCGAGTCTCGCTTTGAGCGTGAGTTCCGCTTCCATCCAACGAGGCGGTGGCGGTTCGATTTTGCTTGGCCCGGTCATCTCGTCGCTTGCGAGGTCGAAGGTGGTACGTGGTCGGGTGGTCGTCACACCCGTGGGAAGGGGTATGAGTCCGACTGCGAGAAGTACAACGAGGCTGCGCTGCTCGGTTGGCTGGTGGTGCGGTTCCCAAGGTCGATGATCTTGGACGGCCGCGCACTCGCCACCGTGCAGCGTGCCCTTGATGTGAGAGAGGGTGAGGCATGAGGCTCGTTGTCCTAGGGGTTCGAGCGCTGTACCCTGCTGAGCAGGTTCCGTGAGGGGAGACTGATGGCGAAGGCTGGAAGATACTACGTCCAACTCGACGTGAACTGGTACGACGAATGGGGACACACCGTCTCTACTGACGCAGCGCTGCTTTGGGTTTTAGCATTGGCGGCTTGCAAGAGGATGCACAAAGAGGGTTCGCTCACCTTGAGTCAACTGCGTCGGGTTGCTCCGGTCGATATGACCGACGAGCGTTTTGCGGCTGCGGTGGAAGAGTTGGGAGCATCGAACCTTGCTCCGATTGATGTAGACCCTATCGCCCCGAGTCGCCCCGATGTCGGGTCGGGATCGGGGGGCGAGTCGGGTCAGATCGCCCCGAGTCGCCCCGATGATCGGGGGATCATTTTGCGTGGTTGGCGGGGCTGGAATGGGGCTCAATCTGACACCTCTAGCGCACAAGAGAGTGGTGCATACGGCAACCACCTGCGTTGGCATGTGAATGGCGAGAAGTCAAGCCCTGACTGTAGTTTCTGCTCTCAGGATGAAGAGATCGCCCCCGACATCGCCCCGAGTCGCCCCGATATCGGGGGCGAGTCGGGTACGGGATCGCTTAGAGTAGAGAAGAGTAGAGTAGATATCTCTTGTGTCAATTCGACACCTGCATCCTTTGAAGATGACTTCACTGCATGTTGGGCGCACTACCCTCGCAAGTATGCTCGCAAGGCTGCGTTCAAGGCGTATGTTGCTCAACGTCGCAAGGGCATCTCCGCAGATCGTCTCCTTGATGCAACCAAGCGCTTCGCTACTGCGATGCGGCTTGAAGGTCGAGAGGACCAACACGTCATGCACGGCTCGACCTTCTTTGGTCCTTCGGATCGATGGGTCGACTACGACGAAGATCCCAAGCCCGAACCTTCCGCGGTTGTAGCAGCCGGCGCAGCACCGCTTGGGCTTGAGGATTACCGAGATCAGATGGGCGAGGAGATTGTCTTGAGCGATATGCGATCTGGTGACAGGGGTGCGGCATGACGGTGGTCCCCTCTGACCTCGGGACTGAGCAGGCTCTCCTCGGGGCAATGATGATGAATCGTCAAGCCGTTGAGGTCATGAGTACTTCACTCGCGTCGAGTGACTTCTACCGCCCGGTTCATGGAGCGATTTTTAGCGCCATCGTTGAACTGCACTCCAAAGGTGAGGTGGTCGATGCGATGACCGTCAAAGACCTTTTGACTAAGCAAGGTTTCTCTGAGCATCTTGGCGATGGGTCGATCATGATTGATCTGCTGAACGCCGCTGGCCCGGCGACGAGTGCTCGTCAGTACGGGCAGATCATCTTGGACCGTTCGTTGCGACGGCGCATGATGCTTGAAGCACAGGAGTTGATCACCCAAGCGACGGACCCGAGCATTGACGCAGTAGACCTGTTGGAGAATCACCGAACCGTGCTCGCCTCCATGGGCTCGACCATCATCGACAAAGAGCCCGACGACATCAGCGTGCAGGAGTTCGTGAACCGACCTCGGCAGGTGATTGCTCCGTGGGCCGTGCATGGCCTGATCCGTCGTCGGCACAAGGTCATGGTGGTTGGTGGTGAAGGGGCAGGTAAGTCTTTTCTGCTTCGCTTCATCGCAATCTGCGCTGCCTACGGGGTTCACCCGTTCCGCCACACCGCCGTTGCTCCGATCCGTACCCTGATCGTGGACTTGGAGAATCCCGAGGATGCTCTCTACGACTCCTTCGAGATGATGCTCCGCCAAGCAACCCGTCACGCCGCTACCGATGACCCGGTGAGTCGGCTTTGGTGGAAGCCGGCGGGGATCAACCTCCGCAACCGTGTCGACGTGGCGGAGTTCGAGAACGTGTTGCGAGTGCGCCGTCCCGACTTGGTCTGCTTGGGTCCGCTGTACGCCTCGTATGAGAACACCCCCGGTGACTTCGGGTGGGAGAGTGCAGCCCGCGAGGTGCAGACGGTGCTCAAGCGTCTGATGGTCCGCTACGACTTCGGGCTCTTGATCGAAGACCACGCTCCGCAGGCTGACTCTTCGGGCAAGCGGCAGATGCGCCCCTACGGCTCATCGTTCTGGCGACGCTGGCCAGACATCGGGATCGGCATGGAGCCAATCGGTGACACCGGTACAGGATTCAGGCTGAGTAGGTGGCGCGGTGACCGTGTGCCGACCGACTGGCCCGACATCATCGAGCGCGGTTCGATCAGCAACTCGCCGTGGCCGTTCACCGGTCGGTGGGACCCCAAGCCTGGCGATGCTTGACAGGTGTCGTTAGACCCGCTACGTTCCTGACCAATGGACCGCAAGCAGCAGAACCAAGCGCTGTCAGATCTCGATGAGTTTGTCGAGTTCGTGGCGCGCCTTGGCGAGCGTCGTAATGACCTAGAGCAAATCATCTTGCGTGGTCGTTTCACCTCTGGGATGCGCCGGCGGCGTCGTGGTGACTTTGGAGAGATGGAAGGAACACCTGCTCCTTACTACGCCGACCCCACTGGTGAAGAGGCGATCTTTGATGAGTTGGCCGACTACACGTCGAAGCAGATCCACACCGCAGTAGTGGCGATAAAAAAAATTACCTCGGTCTGTAAAGACCTTCTTGATCTGTCGAAGGTCGATGTCAGGGAGCGTGCCGAGCGCACCATCCCTGATTGTTTGGCATGCGGGGATCCTTGTGTGAACCGGGTCATCGCCGGCTTTGATGACAAGTGCTACAAGCGTTGGCAGAGAGCCGGTCGTCCCGACCGTGCGGAGTTCATTGCTGCGACTCACGCTAAGCAAGTAAAGGCTCCGATTGAGGATGAAATCTGATGTCTACCTCCGCCGTTCATACAATGCCGGTGGAGGAGTCTGACATTCGGCACCTCTTTGGAGGTTCCGTAATGGGCGAACATGCCGTCTGTCTTGTGTGTTATGAAGACTGGTGCGAGCCGGGAAAGCACGCATGTAGATCATGCTTGATGAGTCAAAGCATGCGGCTTGGCATGACGACCAAAAACGTTCGACCCTCCGTCCGTCGTGGCTGGTGGGGACCAACTTCTCGGGATGTGAATCCCGAAGACATTGCCAACGGCTTCACGATTAGTGAGGTCTGACCAGTGAGGACATCATGACTGTGAAGCCCGATACGCCCCCCACTGTTTTTCAGTTCGCGCAGTTTGACAACGTTGCGTGGACGAAAGAAGCAGCCGAGACGTTCAAGGCGCTCTCTGAGGCTAAGGCTGCTGAAGCCAACGCCGCACATCTTGAAGCACTTGCCGCCAAGTTCTCCGCTGAAGCCAAGCGGGTAGAACTTGAGCAGGCTGAGTTGAAAGTCAAGATTGAGCAAGCCAAGATCAACCGCGACGGTGCGTCAATCATTTTGGGTAAAGCAAAGCGTGAAGAGCGCTTTACCATCGTGCACGATCTGTATCACCACTCCTACACTTTTGATGTCGAAGTGTCTGAGCGTTCGGTCAAGCAGTGCATCCAAATGCTGACGGCGTGGAGTCGAGATGAGCCGGGATGCTCGATTGACCTGTACATCAATTCTCCCGGTGGTTCGATCATGGACGGGTTCGCACTCGTGGACTTCTTGATCGACCTCCGTGCCAAGGGGCACCATGTCCGCACCATTGCTCTTGGCACTGCTGCATCGATGGCTGCGGTGATCTTGCAAGCCGGCGATGAGCGGGTCATGGGGTCGAACGCCTTCTTGCTGATCCATGAAGGAAGTCTCGGAGTCATCGGATCGTTCGGTGAGGCTCAAGACCAGATTGCCCTGATGACGCTCTTGCAGGAGCGGATCTTCAAGTTGCTCGAAGATCGGGCGAAGCCAATCAACCCCAAGACCACTTCTGCGTACTTGAAGCGTCAGGCGAAGCGAACTGACTGGTGGCTCGATAGCGACGAGGCGTTGCGATTGGGTCTCGTCGACAAGGTGCTCTGATGGAAGAGATCATCTGGGAAGGGGATCGGATGCTTGTCGGCTTTTTGCACGCTATCGAGCGTGCCGAAGACGCCGCTGCCAAGTTGACCGCTCCACTTGAAACCGCTCAAGCATGGGCGGCGATTGCCCAAGCCTACGCAACCGTTTTCTAACCAAGGAACTAACGTCGTGAACAAAGTGACGGATCTGCAGGTCGAGCACCTGCCTATTGAAACCCTCCACCTCCACCCGCACAACGCCCGGCAAGGTGACGTTGGAGCCATCTCCCAATCCCTTGAAGCCCACGGTCAGTACCGGCCAATCGTGGTACAGAAGTCAACGATGCAGGTTCTTGCCGGTAATCACACTTTGCAGGCTGCGTCCGCTCTGGGGTGGAAAGAGATCGCCGCGACGATCATCGATGTCGATGACGACCAAGCACTGCGAATCTTGTTGGTGGACAACCGCACCAACGACCTCGCCACTTACGATGATGGCGTCCTGATCGACCTCCTTGAATCGTTGGTCAGAAGTGACGCCGGCCTGAGTGGTTCGGGCTTCGATGGTTCAGACCTCGATGAGTTGATCGCCGCTGGTGAGTTCACCCCAGAGGTAGAAGACGAGCAAGGTGAGCGGGTGGAGCGCAGTAGCCTCCTCGACATTGCCGACATTGCCTACGGGGATCCGAAGCACGTCGTTGAGAACGGTGACGTGTACCGCTTGAGCAAGCGACACTACTTGGTCGTGACCCATCCTCATGTCGGATGGAAAAACTTCGTGCCGTTCCTTGAGGGCAACGCCGTGCTCTGCATCTACCCCGACCTGTACATCACCGGCTGCGATGCTGCCAAGACGACCCCGCTGGTCTTGGTCCAGCCGTCGCACTACTTGGCCGGCCATCTGCTCGACAAGCACGAGAGTCTGTTTGGTAAAGACTCCGTGGAGAAGTTGACGTGACCAAGAAGAAGAAAAAGGCAACGAGCGGCGGGAGGTTCGACCGCTCTCAGCACTTCGCCTACTTCACGGCGACCTCCGCAGAGCGGCACTTGAGTAAGGACGCCGCTCACTTGGACATCTTCCCGTACAAACACGTCCTCGTCGCAGTGAACGAACTCGACACCCCGAAGTCGCTCGATGCGTTCCGTCGTCTGTTGGACCAGGGCCGGTCGATCCTGCTCGACTCGGGGATCTTCAACCTCGCCATGACCCACGCTCGGGCACACGATGTCCACATGGACGTGGCACTGAGCCTCGCCCCGAGTGAGATCGACGGCTTCGAGCAGTTGAAGGATCTGTACTACCGCATCGTGACCGAGTTCAAGGATCAGGTGTGGGGAGTGATCGAGATGGACCAAGGCGGGGTGGCGAACAAGCCCACCACCCGCGCCATGATCGAGAAGGAAACCGGCGTCATCCCCATCCCGGTCTTCCACCCGCTCCTTGATGGGTTGGAGTACTACGAACGTCTGGCGACGGAGTACGACCGGATGTGTGTCGGCAATCTCGTCCAAGCCCAACCTAACGTTCGGGTGCGGCTGCTCCATGCCGTGTATGAGTTGTCTCGCAAGCACCCTGATGTGTGGCATCACCTCTTGGGAGTGACTTCAAACCCTAACTCGTTCTCACTGCCGATCTACGGATCGTGTGACTCGTCTTCGTGGCTTGCGCCGGCACGGTGGCCGCAGGGGTGGAAGGCTCGTGCAGCAGGGCAGACCGTTGGCAGTTACGGCTCTGAGTGGTGGTACACCTCGGACAAGTATGCGAACGCTGGCAGTGAAGATCAAGCAGCCCCAGAAGTCTCGAACTACTATCGGGGCGACGCAGTCTCGCTCTTGAACGTGTTTACCTTGGAGCGCGCAATCAACGACGAGTGGGAGGCGAGGCAAGAACTATGGGCGTGATCCACGATACTTTGGTAAAGATTGGCAATCCCGAGCGGCACTTTGAACTCAACGAAATGCTCTACGGACGCCTCGTTCCTTCCCCTCAAGAGTCGAAGCAAAAACCTGATGAGGTGAAGACTGCGGTGAAAACTGATGAGGGGTCGTCGTCGGTCTGGGTTACGTTCCAATACGAAGGTTGGCACAACTGGCCCGATGCACCGGACCATCGCCGCTACCTCGCTTCCCCGCATCGACACATTTTTCATTACCGGGTTGAAGTCCCGGTCACTCACGCAGACCGCCAGATTGAGTTTCACGACCTGCGGGATGATGTAATTGTGTGTGTCCCAAATGAAAAGCAACTTGGCTCGCAATCTTGCGAACACCTTGCGAAGCGGCTGATCGAGCGGCTACGTTGGTCGGCGACATACAAAAACCTCCCGTGGATTGAAGTCACGGTGAGTGAAGATGGAGAGAACGGGGCAACGGTTCGTGGTTAGTGAGATCACCAAGTCAAGTGAGGTTGCGACCCCCTGCCACCACAACAGTGGGGAGGCGCGTCAGATGAAGGCAGTCCGCGGCTACTACACGATCTGGAAGCGCTTCCGCTTCTCCGCCAGCCACCAACTGTTCGGGCTCCCCGAAGGTCACCAGTGCGGAAGGCTGCACGGGCACAACTACGTGGTGGAAGTCGAACTCTCAAGCGATGCGCTCGACGCCAACGGGTTCGTGGTGGACTTCGGTGAGTTGAAGCCGATCAAGGAGTTCATCGACGGAGCCTGGGATCACCGTCACCTCAACGACTTCTTCGATGACTGCAACCCCACCGCAGAGAACATGGCTTGCACGCTGTACTGGATCTGCTTCAACAAGTACCCGCAAATCTCTGCCGTGCGAGTCCAAGAGACCGAAACCTCCTGGGCGGAGTACCGACCATGACCATGATCGCCATCTCCGAGATCTTCGGCCCCACCGTCCAAGGTGAAGGCCCCAACACCGGCAAGCGCTGTTCGTTCGTCCGCTTCGCCCGGTGCAACCTGTCGTGCTCTTGGTGTGACACTCCTTACACCTGGGACTGGAAGGGCAAGAACGGCAAGGTGTACGACCCTGCCCTTGAGGTCATCAAGTTACAAGCCTGGCAGATCGAAGGAATTGTCTCTGAGCACGCCACAGATCGAGTGGTCATCACTGGTGGCGAACCCACCGTGCAGATGACCGGGCTCGTCGGGCTGTGCCAGGAGTTCTACGATCACGGCTATGAAATCGAGATTGAGACCAACGGCACCCACGCCCCGTCTCCGAACCTCGACCACTTGGAGATTGCGTGGAACGTGAGCCCGAAGTTAGGCCACGCCGGGGATCCCTACCACTTGAGGATCAACGTCCCGGCACTGAAGGCTCTGCAAGAGCGTGGAGCCAACTTCAAGTTCGTCTGCGCTAGCCAAGAGGACTTGGACGAGGTGCAGTTGCTCGTCGACTTGATCGGCGCAGACATGGGCCACGTTTGGATCATGCCCGAGGGTAAGACCCAAGATGATGTCGAAACCCACTTACAACTACTCGCCGAAGCAGCCATCGCTAGGGGTTGGAACCTGACGACCCGGCTGCACGTCAACATCTGGGGAGATCGCCGTGGCGTCTGACCGTGTGATCCCAATCTCTTGGGAGATGATCGAGCAACGAGCAAAAGAGATTGCTCAGTACCAAGCCGAGAAGGAATGGACCGGGGTCTACGGTATCCCTCGTGGCGGGGTCATGCCGGCCTACTTGGTCGCCAAAGAACTCAACGTGCCGGTTGTGTCAGAACCAAGCGACGACGTACTGGTGATCGATGATTTGGTTGACAGTGGCAAGACCGCTCGTGACTTCACCCCGACACAATTCGATGCGCTGTACCGCAAGAGCCATTCGCCCGCTCAGTATGCTTCTTCCGCCCCGGTCCTTGACGGCTGGTTGGTCTTCCCGTGGGAGAAGGAGACGAGTGGACCAGAAGATTCCATCTCCCGGCTTCTTGAGTTCATTGGTGAAGACCCCAACCGAGAAGGATTGCTGAACACTCCCAAGCGAGTGGTCAAAGCCTTCGCTGAGATGACCGGTGGCTACAAGATCAATCCACTTGACGATCTTGGGGTGACGTTCAATGAAGATGTTGATCAGATGGTCGTGCTGTCGAACATCCACTTCGACTCTCTGTGTGAACATCACATGCTCCCGTTCTCAGGAGTAGCGACGGTCGGGTACATCCCCAACGGTTGCATCGTTGGACTGTCGAAGTTGGCGAGGGTGGTTGAAGCCTTCAGTCGTCGCCTTCAGGTGCAGGAGCGCTTGACAGATCAGATCGCTGATGCGATCAACGACGCACTGAACCCCAAGGGGGTTGGTGTTGTAGTGACCGGACACCACTCGTGCATGTCGCTTCGTGGTATTCGCAAGGCAAATGCCCAGATGACCACGTCTGCATTGAGGGGCTACATGAAGGATGATGGAACGGTGCGGGCCGAGTTCATGGCGCTGCACCGGGCGGATCTCCTGTAACCAACCGATTTTGACGGAGAGGCGTCTTGACACTCGTACATGATGGGCGAGGTGACTTCCTCCGCACCCCAGAAGCAATTGCCAGAGACCAGCGTGCCGCTGACATGCGGTCGATGGGCTACACGTTCCAACAGATTGGTGACCAACTTGGCGTCACTCGCCAAGCCGCTCACCAGATGGTGCAACGTGCGATCCGAGATGTCCCGGTTGAGGGTGTCTTGGAAATGCGTGAGGTCGAGAAGGTCAAACTCGACCGCCTCGAACGCTTCTACCACACCGTCTTGGCTCGCAAGCATGTCAAGGTCGCCCCAAGTGGCAAGATCGTCTATGGCGAAGACGGAGAAGCACTCGAAGATGAGCAACCTCGACTTGAGGCTGCTGCTGGACTGCTGAAGGTACACACCCAAAGGGCCAAGTTGCTGGGGCTGAACGCTCCTACCGTCAATGAGGTCATCGTTTACGACATTGAGCGTGACACTCGGGTTATGCTCGACGCGCAGATTGCTGCGCTGCACGCAATCGGACTCGGAGATAAGGCTGATGAGTTCAGACGAGCGTTTGTCGCCGCTCTTGACAGCGGTGCGGTCAGCGCTATTGACGCCGAGTCGAGAGTCGCGCCTGTCTGACTTCAAGACGCCTGGCGAACTTGCCAAGGCGCTCAACCCCACAACTGTCCAAACCCCTGCACTGCAGGTGATCGACAATGCGTTCATAGAGATTGACCGGGCCGTGCAATGTATGTTGGCACGGCGCAAAACCTTCTCTCGCTTCCGTGCTCAAGGGATGAGTGAAGAGGACGCACTGCTCGCTGCTGAAGTGGAGATTCCCACTGAAGGCATCAATCGCCTGATGATCTCCATGCCTCCTCAGGAGGGAAAATCTGAGCGCTCCACGCACTACGGGGTGCTGTGGCTGCTGCGTCGTCATCCAGTTCTCCGCATTGCGATTGTGTCTTACGAACACAACGTCGCTCGTCGTATGTCGTATCTGATCAGAAACGACATCCAAACCTTCGACGGCACTGATGGCAACATCGACCTTGGACTACGGCTAAGGCGAGATAGCCGCTCAGTTTCTTCATGGGGGCTGTTAGGTGAAGAGGGGACCGTCTACGCAGTAGGGATTGGCGGGGCACTGACCTCCCGACCAGTCGACTTGCTGTTGATCGATGACCCGGTGAAAGACTACCGCGCCGCTGATTCGGAGTTGCAGAGTCAAACCGCCTGGGACTGGTATCAAGCCGTCGCCCGTCCTCGCTTGGCTCCTGGCGCACCTGCGTGCCTGATCCTGACCCGGTGGCACGAGAAGGACATGGCCGGCCGGCTCCAAGCCAAGCAGAAAGAAGATGAGGCGTCCGAAGTCGAGCACTACGACAAGTGGCACATCATCAACATCCCTGCACAGGCTGACCACCACCCCGAGAATGGTGAAGTGGACGTGCTCGGTCGTGAACCTGGCGAGTTTATGGTCTCTGCTCGTGGTCGTACTCGTGCTCAGTGGGAAGCCACCAAGGTCGCCACCTCACCTCGGATCTGGTCTGGGCTGTACCAAGGGCGTCCTACCCCAGAGAAGGGCGACGTGTTCCATCGCGACTGGTGGATGCGCTATTCCACACCTCTTTGGACGACCGAAGCAGACGGCACCTACCACGTCCACGACGCTAGTGAGATTGTTCAGTCATGGGACATGACCTTCAAGGACAAGAAGTCCTCGGACTTCGTCGTAGGCCAAGTCTGGGTTCGTCGTGGCGCGTACGCGTACTTGGTGGATCAGGTGAGGGGTAGGTGGTCCTTTACCCAAACGGTCGAGGCGTTCCGTCGATTGACGGCGAAGTGGCCGCAAGCCCTAGCAAAGTTCGTGGAAGACACTGCTAACGGACCTGCGGTCATCAGTTCGCTGCGCTCTGAGATTGGCGGCATCATCCCCATTACGGTCAAGGGTTCGAAGTTGGCCCGAGCCTCTGCAGTGTCGCCAGTGGTGCAGAGTAACAACGTGTTTTTGCCTGATACTTTTATTGCACTGTTCAATGTTGAGGAGTTGGTCGATGAAGCAACACAGTTCCCCAACTCTGCCAACGATGACCAAGTGGACGCTTTGACTCAAGCACTCGACCGGATGTACCTGAAGGGCTCTGGTGGCAAGGACTGGCTTGAGTCCTTGGCTCCTCCGTGTGCGGAGTGTGGACAGCCCAATGCTAAAGAGGCTTTGCTCTGTACCAAGTGCGGCGCAGAACTCCCTGTCGTTACCCAAACGGTTGCTGAGGCGTCTGCCTCTGTTGCCCCGGCTCCTGTGGCGCTCGACTTCAACCAAGCCGCTCTTGAAGCGATCAAACAGTTCGGTCCCAATCAACAAGGTTGGCAACCATTCCAGCGAAGTGGTTGGTGACACACCTCTACGCAATGCACTACTGTAATGAGTGTCCGGCCAAGACAAGGAGATCAAATGGCTGAGCGTGGTACTGCAATCATCGAGACGAGAGACAACGTGTACTCGATTCCGAGCATCGACCGGATCAGTCATGACCAGCACACCGGCACCGTGACCCTGTACCGAGGTGACGTGAGCATGTGGACCGTGTGCGGCGTGGTGACCAGGGCGATTGCGGCATGGATTGAATTGCCCGAAGATGAGGGGTACGTCTTTGACCCCACCGAGGCGTTCTCTATGGGGGACTTTGTTGACTGCTCTGGCACCTACAATCCCAATGGCTGCGCTGATGAGTCCGAAGACACCTGCGCCACTGGTCAGGACGGTCCCGAGGTGGCTGACGAGCCAAAAAGCCTCCTCGATCGCTTACTGGAGATCATTTGCCCGAATGAGGCGCTGTGTAACTCAGTAAGGTTCGTTTGGGCGTAGGGGTCCATGTCTACAAACGTCAACTGACGAGTTTGTAGTCTTAGACAAGCGGGATGGGCCAAAGGTACGCCGCCGGCTTCATGAGCCGGAGATCCGAGTTCGATTCTTGGTCCCGCTACTAGCGATGGTGGAAATAACGACACCTCGTTTTCTTTGTTGCTTCTTCGCCACTCGATCCATGAAGGGATCTACACATGGCACTTCCGCCGTCAGTAAAACAACACCGCAGAAACGAAATCGTCTCCAAGATGAATGGGTTCACCCCCGGTGGCGCTACTTACCCCGTCTTGACCCGCAACACGCCCAACCCCTCAAGCCCGTTCACTCAGACTGGTGGCTACGGAGGGCAGTACCAGCCTCTTGACCGTAGCGATGGCACGTTCAACTCCCTGTTCGGCCCAGGCTATCCCCTCACCCCTGACCCGCTCGATGTCCTGACTCCCGAGGGACGTTCACTCCCTCGCCGCACGCAATACCTCGTTGCGGCCAACTTGCAGTTGGTGGACCGTCGTGTCCCGTGGTCAGTGCTAAAGGGGATCGCTGACGACGTGGACGTGGTGACCCGCTGCATCCAGATCGTCCAAGACGCTCTCGTTGGGTTGGACTGGCAGTGGACCTTCAGTCAGAACATCCTGCAACAGATCATGCAGGAGTCTGGCGAGACCAACACCGCCAAGGCCATCGCCATTGCCCGAGACAAGTATGGAGACGAACTCCAACGCGTCCAAGAGTTCTTCGCCTACCCCGACCGGCGTATGGGGTTCACCTTCTCCCAATGGCTCTCCGACATCATTTGGTCGCACCTGACCTATGACGGGATCGTGATCTACCCGCAGTACAACTTGGGCGGGGAACTGCAGTCGCTCTCGACCATCGACACTGCGACGATCAAGATCCTGCTCGACAACCAAGGTTTCATCCCTCGCCCACCTGCCCCTGCATACCAGCAAATCCTGTATGGGTTCCCAAGAGGCGAGTACACCGCTGAAGAGTTGGACGGCGATGGCAAAGTGCCCAAGGGGTTCATGAAGGACCAACTGGCCTACTACATCCGTCGCCCGCGTCCGAACTCCGTCTACGGCTACAGCCAAGTCGAAGAGTGCGTGAACATCGCCACGCTCTACATGCAGCGCCAAGCGTGGTTGCACTCTGAGTACACCCACGGCGTCACGCCTCGCATGTTCATGACCGTCGAAGGTGCCGAGACGTGGACCCCTGAGCAGTTGGCGTTCTACGAGCAGATCATGAACGACCGCCTCTCTGGTCAAACCCAACGCCGGCAGAATATGTTCATGCTGCGCCCAGGCATGAAGCCTGAGCAGATGAAGCAGGTCGATGAGATCTACAAGCCGCTCTACGATGAGTGGCTGATCATGCAGATGGGCTCGAAGTTCGGCGTGCCCTTCCAGCAACTTGGCGTCATGGGCAAGTCCTCGCTCGGCAATCCGGCGAAGCAGGCTGAAGAGGGCGACATCGCCAACATCTTCACCCACGAGGCGCTGAAGAACTTCATGATCGACTGCATCAACGACATGGCCCGTCGCTTCTTGGGCGTTGGACCTGAGTTGACGATCAAGGTTGCCTCTGGCAGCGACGACAGCGACAGCCTGATCCGCGCCCAGGCCGATGCGAGCGACGTGGGCGCTGGGATTCGTACCCGTAATGAGGTGCGAGCCGACCGTGCGCTCCCACTCATCAACGAGGCCGAAGCCGACCAGTTGGCAATCACCACCGGACAAGGCGTGTCGTTCTTGTCTGGGCAGTTGGAAGCGCAGCAGAAGCAGCAGGAGCAAGCAATGGCCGCTCCTACTCCACCTCAACCCGGTCAAGACGGAGGACCAAGTGACGGTAGTGACCCTGAAGGGGGACGCCAGTCCACTGATCAAGCAGTTGGGGGACCTGCAGCGGAATCTGCGAACAATGCAGGCCCGCCTCAATCACCCGAGTCAAACGTCGAGCCAAAAGACGACCCCCGACAGCCTGATACCGCGGGAGATAGCAAAGACGACAGTCCGGCAGCAAAAGAACTCGCACAATTCATGCGCTTCGCCAAGGCTCGTACTGCTAAGGGGAAGTGGCGAGACTTCACCTTCAAGCACCAAGGCCCCGCTGACGCTCGTCGACTGAACGACGCTGCCAGTACTGGCATCCCCGCGGTGTTGAAGGCCGCGGTCGACACCGTTGGGGCGACTTCTGCAGTGGCCGCTGGGATTGCGGTGCGTGCTGAAGATACCGGGCGAGTCCTCATGCTGCAGCGCGCACTCGATGAAGGTGACGCCGCTGCTGGACGTTGGGAGTTCCCCGGTGGGTGTCTTGAGTCCGGCGAGAGCACTGCCCAGGCCGCTGTACGTGAGTGGCAGGAAGAGACTGGCATTGGTCTCCCTGATGGCGAACTGGTCGGCTCATGGACGAGCCCAGACGGCAAGTACGTTGGCTACGTCTGGGAAGTCTCAAGTGAGGCAGACGTGAAGATCAACCTCGACGCCGACAGCCGGCCCATTGGCAACCCTGATGACCCTGACGGCGACGACATCGAGACCCTTGCATGGTGGGATGTCTCTGCACTGCCCGGCAACATGGCAATTAGAGACGAAGTCCAGTCAACTCCTTGGCATGTCCTCGGAGTCAACCAAGCCAAGGCGCTGCGTGAGTACAACCTGCACTTGGTTGCAAAAGAGCAAGGCGACCCGAGTGCACTGATCGACTGGTACAACTCTGGTGCTGATGGGCAGATCCAGTGGGGCGAGGAAGGCGACTTCGACGCCTGCGTTGCACTTGCTGGGAAGTACATCGATGACCCGCAGGGCTTTTGCAACTTGCGTCACCAAGACGCTACCGGGGGACCTCCCGGCAGTGAAGGGAAGAAGGGCTACATGGCTCCCGTCTTGGATGAAGCGACCATGTCATTCCTCGGTCGAGACGCCTGGCGGTAGCGATGGCGTTCAACTCTGACGAAGGCCGCTACGAGCACGGTCGCTTTACCTCTGGTGGTTCTGGTGGGGGTTCGATTCCCTCCCACGCCGAGTTGTCTGGGATGAAGACCATCACCGGTCCACTCGGCAGTCAAGGTGGGACGTGGAAGCAGGCCAACGATGGTACGAAGTACTTGGTCAAGCCTCTGATCGACAAACAGCATGGCATGAATGAGATCGCCGCTGGTGCGGTGTACCACGAGGCCGGGATCAAGTTCCCCAACACTGGTGTCGTTGAAGGCGAGAACGGCCAGCACTACTTGGTGAGTCAGAAGATCGAAGGGCTGAGTCAGAAGAGCGCAGGTCAGTGGAAGTCCGACCCCAAACTCCAAGCCGATGGGGCGAAGGGCTTTGGGGTGGACGCACTACTGAGCCATTGGGACGTGCACGGCCTTGAGGCCGACAATACCTTGGTCGACAAAGGTGGGCATGCTGTTCGCATTGAGTCCGGTGGCGCAATGGCCTATCGCGCTACTGGTGGTGAGAAGCCATCGTTCGGCGCTGGGAAGGCATGGGTAGAACCCGAGACGATGCGGACAAGTGACCAAGGTCGTGCGCTGTACGGCAAGATGACCAACGCACAAGCCGCTGATTCCCTAGAAGCCGCCGGCAAGATCAACCTCGACAACGTGCAGGCTCGTTGGGACAAGATGGGCGTGCCGCGGTCGATGTCAGATCCTTGGATGGCAACGCTGAAGGATCGTCAGCAGCAGATCCCTGACCTCGTGTCGTCTCTGCGTGCTGCAAAGAAGGCTGTCGTGTTCAAGACCTTCGGCTTCGGCGCTCCAATTGTGTGGCGAGACTTCGGCAAGGCGTACAGCGAAGATGAGCCACGAGACGAGGCCGGCCACTGGACCTCCTCTGGTGGGGGTAGTGCTGGTCAGTGGATGAGTGAGCACGTCGCAACGACCGTCACGCAGAACCCGGTCACCGGCAGCATCGCCTCAAGTGGGCTGACGAACGACCAGCACACCGCACTTGAGCAGTACCTCGGTCCTGAGTACGCAGCGATCAACTCTGACCTGCGTGGTGGGAAGGTCTCTGCTGCGAATCCAGAGGATTGGACCGCTCACCAAGTCCAGAGCATCATCGACAAGAGTACGACCGACCGCAGCGCCACGGTGTATCGAGGCATCGACACCAAGGCCGTAGTTGACCGGCTGAAGTCCATGCCCGTTGGTGGGACCTTCAGTGACAAAGGGTTCGTCTCCACCTCGCTCCACGCCGACTCCGCTCGTCAGTTCGCCAACGGCGACCGCAACCCGCTCCTGCAGATCAACGTCCCGTCTGGTTCGCACGCCATTGGGATTGCTGGCAAAGAGAGCGAACTGCTCTTGGGTGCAGGCTCGACGTTCCGTAAGGACGGAGAGGCCACGGTCAACGGACAGACCGTGCTGAAGTTCACCTACTTGGGCGCTGACCCCGCTGGCACCGGGACGCTCCGCAAGAGCCTGATCCTGCGCCTCCCCTACCCGCCTCGGTTCATCTGGGGCGACGACACCCTCACCTACGAAGACGACTTGATGTTCTCCACGCTGAAGAGCGTGGACCCACTTGGCGCGTTCGTCGAGTCTTTGGCGAAGGAGTACAACCCCGACGAGCCTCGCAATGACAAGGGCGAGTGGACCTCTGGGGGCAACACCCCGAGCAGCGGCAAGCCTGGCGGCGGGGTGCCGAAGATGGGCGACGTGACTCCTGAATTGCTGGCCTCTCGTCTCTCGGACAAGGCCATCATGGGTGCGAGCCACAAGAAGGGCGACCGCGTCTTTGAGGTCACCTACAAAGACGGCACCAAGATCCGCATGGTCGCTGAGTCCTTCCACCACGCCAATGCCATGGGCCGGCAGTTGGGGAAGCAGTTCATGGGCGGGGCGAAGGTTGCGTCGTGTGCGTGGTGCGACCCTGCTAACGGCAAGCCACTCCCGAACGGTCTGTCACAGCAGGAGAAGTTGCAGGCCGCTGGTCTGCAGATTGGCGGGACCGCTTCTTTCAGTGAGTTCAATGCTTACCAGGAGGGTGCGACGAAGCCCGAGGGCGCATCGACTGAGCCCACTGGTGGGAAGCCCGAGGGCGCATCGACTGAGCCAATCGGTGGGAAGCCCGAGGGCGCGCAAGAACCGAACCCGGTCGACAAGACGCTCATGGAGCACATGTCGAATAAGGCACTGGTCGCCGCTCAAGCACCCGGCAGTGGACAGAAGGTCTTCACTGGGAAGATCGAAGGCTTCGACTACCCGATCCGCAT